AGTGCCAAAGTTAAGAACGCCCGAAGGGCGCTCTTAACTTAGCCTACTTGACAGCATCCGTATCGTGCCAAAGTTAAGAACCCCCTTTACGGGGGTACTTAACTTTGGCACTTCACGGTAGTGTTGTAGGCCAATGTTAAATGCCTCTCAGAGAGAGGCATTTAACTCGGCACAACACGATACCCATATAAACCTTCGTGTCGATTACATAGTATGTATTCGACCTGGCAAAGGGGAGCCCTAATAGAAACCAAACTCTCTTTTTCCCCATGGGTCGATAAAACGCCCCAGGCTCTGATCGATCTCAAGGAACGTATCGAGCCACTGGAGGCCTCTGGTCAATGGGAGCTTCTGAAAAAGATGGTGAATCCCTATGAAATCGTCTATACGCACGACCATCCGGCCTTTCACCCCTCACTGGCCGTCATAAAACCCCTCAGTCGCTCCTACTTTAAAATGCTCGAGATGCTCAATGTCCTCAGCTTCTACGAGCGGATTCCAAAGCAGACTCAAAAGATCCGCACAGCCCATATTGCGGAAGGACCCGGCGGCTTCATTCAGGCGATTGTTGACACAGTTGATCGGCATAACAAGATTCACGCCGTTGCCACGGCCATGACTCTGAAGCCCGTGGACAGCCGTGTCCCAGGCTGGCGCCGTGCCACCGCCTTTCTCCAGCGCCACAGACATGTGAAGCTCCACTACGGCCAGGATGCAACGGGCGACATCTATAGTCTAGAGAACCAGGCTTCTTTTATAGAAGCCGTGAGTCCTGGCGTCGCTCTTTTTACAGCAGACGGCGGCTTCGACTTCAGTGTGAACTATCAAATCCAGGAACAGCGCGTCTTTCACCTCTTAGTATGCTCAGCCCTTATTGCAGTACAGAGTCTTTCAGCCGATGGAAGTCTCGTTCTCAAGGTCTTTGATACCTATTCACCGGCCACAAAGGCGCTTCTCGCCATACTCTCTAGATTTTTCAAGGAATGGTGTCTTTATAAGCCGTGCCTGAGTCGCCCCTGCAACTCGGAGCGCTACTTCTTGGGTCGTGGGTTTCGCAGCTGTACTGCCGAACGTCTCAGGCCATTAAAGGATATTTTTACGGCCAGTCTTGAACAACGATTTCCAGATGCAAGCACTTTGACGGAAGAGGAAGCCGCCTATATTGATGCACAGGATAGGATAAGCACCGATCTTCAGGTAAGAGCTTTGACACAGGCCTTGATTTATGCGAGTCAACCAGAGGCTTGGTATACCAACCAACTTCCAAATGACTTTGCCACCAGTCTCGCCTGGTGCCATAAATATCGTGTAGCCACACAGCGTCATGCACCTATTTCTTTAACTTATCAAAAAGACGCTGTCCAACGATCATAGAGGCCTGGTGCTGGGTCAAGGATCCCTGACTCATACGGTCCAACATAGCAATCATGGTGGCCAGAATCTGCTTATCATGCCCCGGGTCCATAATCATCTCAAATAAGTGGGGATAGTCACGAACAAAGACTGGAAGACGCTCTTTAACGGCCTCTACTGAATCTCCTGCTTGACGATAGGAGAGAGCCTTCGCAACCATATCCTTCACATAGACTGACCGGGTAGAGGCGGAAAAATCGGGGGCCCGAGAACGAGCTTCCTCTACTGACTCATTGAAGGTCGGTCCTGAATAGGCGGGCGGGGCGACTCCCTCGGGTAGGATAATAGGTGTTCCGGTGAGACCAGATAGGGGCATTTTAAAGGAGTCACGGAAAATCGGAGGAGGGAAAAATACGAGACTCTGTTAAATGGATATGCTCGGAGGAAATAATCCTACAGAAGAGGCGCTGAAGGGATTTCGCGAGTGTCTAAGTAAATACAAGCACGAATTTAATAGGATTACTACTACGGATGAGAATAAGCAGGATACTGCAGATGCAAATGAGGTCATACGTCTGATAGACGACCTTTATATGCGTCTCTATCATATTCTTCAACAGTTTGCTGCCGGAACTCCGCCGCCTCGGCCAACTCAGGACAAGCCCCTCGAGTATACCTTTTTTACAGATGGAAGACTAGAACATCTGTATAAGGATAGCACCTCAATCAAACGCTTTAAAGAATATCTTTATACAGATTTGAAAACATTTCCCTTTACCTATGACGTGGGTATTATCGAATCATATAGGGGTGTACCCGTACAGCCCCCTATGATTGTATCAAATAGACAGGACAAATCGAAGAATGTCTAAACATATACTAAGAGATGCCTGGGTCAAAGACGCAGAAACGCATCCGCCGCATGATTCATATACCATCTATCCGATCTCTTACACGTAAGGAATGTCCACCCGGTATGGCTCTTCGAAGGGGATATCTGCGTAAATATTCAACTCCGGTACGTAAGACTGGGATCACGGTTCACCGGAAGGGTCGTACCTATAAGGTCTTCCCTAGTTCGAAGAGCGCCTATGTGAAGGGTCGATGCGTAAAGAGTCTTCGGAAAGCTACAACCCGAGGCCCGGCTCGGTTCGGGCCTCTTCGAAAGGGTGAACTCAAGAAGCTCGGATATTCCTCGAGACTCTCTGATAATCTTCGGCACACAGCCCTAAGAAAGGCCGTTGTAGCCTATGGCGCACTTGGTGTATATAGAAAGCTCGATGCTGTAGCGAAGCTTTCTGCTCATACCATTCCCACTGCTTCTGCGGTATATGTGGCAGATAGAGAATGGATTCGGAAGACCTTTGGGCCCTTAAAGGCATTTTAATTAGCAGCCTTGAGAAGATATACTATGAAGACGGCTGTCCTCGTATCAGGTCTTCTGTTACTCTTGGTTGCAAATATCCTTATGGCCTACTACGTACCCTACGGAATCCATAGCCGCATGTATAGAGAGGGGTTTCGTTCATCCTTGGCCAATGCGTCTCCCGTAGATGGATCTATGGGGCCATACGATGGTGTGAAACTCTCGACGGGCAATGATTCTGCCTGGCGTTATACGGCGCCGAACGAGCCGCTGAATGGCCCGGAGTTCGTACCCGGCGACGATTCACTCTTTATCTTTAAGAACAATCAGTGCAAGCCTGAGTGCTGTGGTGCGAGCTTCAGCTGTGGCGGTGGATGCGTCTGCACGACGCCTCAGCAGCGCCAGTATATTGCGGGCCGCGGTGGAAATCGTAGCCGGCCTGAGGATTCAGCCTAAGCCTTCGGCTTAGAGATCATCCATAGCCCACAGCTTCGCTGTCGGCCTGAGGATTCTGCCTAAGCCTTCGGCGTAGAGTCCGCTTTCACATCCTTAAAGTTGGCACGACACGGTAGTATGAAGGCGTGCATCATTGGTGCAGGCGTAACAGGCCTCAGTCTGTTACTCTTGCTCACACATTCTGGCATTGATCCTGCCGATATCGCCATCATCGACCCCCAGTTCAACTGCGGTGATCTAGGATTCCGATGGAGTCAGGTCCAATCTAACACTCCGTGGTCAAAGACAGTGGATACACTAAATGCGATTCTAGGACTGAATCTACCCACCTTTAAGAATACGACCAAGCTATCAGATATCGCTGACCTCTTTCTCTCGCTTACAGCAAGGATTCCGGTTCACAGAATACATGGATTTGTGACGAGCGTTGAACGCGACGCCGACTGGATCATCACCTATCACACAGATTCCACCAAGACAATCTCCTGTAGAACTCTCTTTGTCTGTCAAGGATCTGAGCAGAAGACTCTAAGTCATTCGATCCCATCCATACCTCTGGAATATGCACTCGATTCGCGTTTAGCGAGATATATAAGCCCCGGTGACAGAGTCACCGTATTTGGAACCATGCACAGTGGAACTCTGGTTATAAAGAATCTACATGATCTCTCTGCCTCTATAACAGCCGTCTATAGATCTGAGAAGCCCTTTATCTGGGACCGCGATGGTGCCTATGATGGTATTAAGGAAGAGGCGGCACTTATTGCAGATAAAATCGTGAGCGGTGAGATTCCTGTAAGGCTCCTAAAGGCATCTGATATGTCGGGGATCGACGCGAACTGGGTCATATATGCAATCGGTTTCAAGCCTCGCAGTATTCCAGGGATTCCAACGGCCTATGATCGAACGGGTGCTCTTGGCCCCAACGCCTGGGGATTCGGGATCGCCTACCCGAATGCAGCCCCGGACGGAGTTCACTGGGACGTCAGCGTGGCGGCCTTCTTAAATCATATGAAGGCCCAACTGCCAACCATTCTTCAAACACTAAGTTAGATATGGCTTCCGGGTCAAATGTATTTACAAACGTCACAAACTCAATTGTATCAGGCACCAACTCTATAGTAAATGCTGCAAACTCTGCTACAAACTCTGTATCAAGTATATTTCCTCTTACAAATAAAAATTCTTTAAACGTGGGTTCCAATGCAAACGGGCCGCGCTGGAAATACTCTCTTATAATCTTTAGTGGATTTCTAATCCTATTTATAGTCCTTTTTACAGCCTTCGATAAGCAGCTTCGTGAAGGATATGAGTATATCGCCAAGTCTATTCGGGGTTACTTCGGTCAATCTACAAAGACTGATGTGGTGTCTGAAATCGTGCCGACCAGTGGAAGCATTACCGAACTGACCACGCCTCCAAAGGATATCTCTACGGACAGAGGGCCGGCCACGGAATCGCTCGTCGAGCGTATTCTACCCATTCCTTCCGATGGAAAGGAGGTCTTTAACGTAAGTCAGAACAAGTATACCTATTACGATGCAGAACCTCTTTGCAAGGCGCTTGGTGCAGAGCTCGCCACCTATGATCAGGTAAAGGATGCCTGGGGGCGCGGAGCAGATTGGTGTAACTATGGATGGGTCAAGGGGCAGATGGCCGTCTATCCAACACAGAAGGGAACCTATGATGCTCTTCAAAATGGACCCCCAGATCAACAGGATACCTGTGGAACTGTGGGTCTGAACGGAGGGCACTTTGATAATCCTGAGCTCGAATACGGTGTAAACTGCTACGGCAATAAGCCGGAGCAGACTGTACCGGTTCCTAACAATCTCCCCCAGACTCCGGAGGTGCTGAAGTTCAATAAGAAGGTTGAGAAGTATAAGGAAGAGGCTGTGTCGACTCCTATCGCACCCTTCAACTCGTCAAAGTGGTCGGGACCCTAGCGCCTGTAGCCACCCCATTCATTCGACTCGGACATCTCCCGAATATAGGAATCCTCATGACGACGGCCGTGTCCGCCCTCCTCCTGTGGTTCATCATCCTCAAAGAACCGGTTCACGATCTTTGTCTGTCGCGAGCTAGATACATCTACGTGATTCCATACAAAGGCCTGAATATCTAGACGGCGTTCTGGGCCAAACCGGGAATCCGGATCAACATCCTCCCAGGATCCCCAGTTCTCCCAAAAGGCGTCCCATTTGTTTAGATCTAGAATCATATGAAAATGGTCGCTGTCCTCCTCTTCATACTCAGTGTTTGTGGGAGCCGGCCACTTACTCTCTAGATTGTGCTTGAACTGACTGTCATAGAGACCGGATGCAAGCATAGACTGGATTTGCTTGATATCTCCATTCATCTCGTAGCCTTGCGATCGAATGAAGGGGATAAGTCCGCATTTTGTAAATATGTGGATCATTTCACGGCGGCAGATTGGTCCATAGGCAGTTTGAATATCCTGTTGCAACCATTTAGCCCATGACATGACGGGTGGCATTATATATATATCGCGGGCCAACTTTAAACGGGGGGCTGCTGGCTCGAGGGCGTCATATGGCGCTTGAGACACTTTGACACATCTGTTTGGCGCTGCCCACGAATAAAGGCGACAATCTCATTTGTTTCATCTGTGCGTCCCTTTTTGATATAGTATTGATGGAGCATAGACTCGAGACTCTTAAAGGAGAGTGGCTGCACATACTTATCCTCCGATACAGAAATACGTCCTCCGACAATTTGAATAATCGCGTTTTCTGCCTTATGTATCCGGAGACGTTCTAAGACCTGGGCCTCGTACTTGGCGCGAAGATCCCGGACATCCCGGATCTTCTTGTTTAGCCCGGCCAACATCATATCGTAGTGGGCCCAATATCGAATGAGATCTCCTAGATCTCCCATATTGGGTGCGGTCTGGACAGCCATACTTCTACCGGCAGGGGCCTAAAATAAGAATGTATACTGCCCGCCTTTACCGTCAAGCCCCAGGATTTATAAGGCTAACTGCCTGGGTTCGCATTTGCACAACAATGATTCCGAGTGTAACCAAGATTACGATAAGGAGAAGAACAAACAGAACACAGATCAAGATGATATAGGGAAATACTCGATTCATGACATGGGACAAGAGAGGGTCTATAATCGATGTTTGAATCTGTTTTCTGGTTTCTTCCTGTCTTATATAGTCGATTGCCTTTTGAAGGAAGCTGTGTGCCCATTGTGGAACTCGTGTCTGACCCTCTGTCATTCTTGATGATAACCTCTAACTTAAAGATCTCATGTCGCACGCATGGCTACCGTGTTGTGCCAGAGCGCCCGAAGGGCTTTCTTAACTTTGGCAATTCACGGTAGGCAAGCTGGAGGTATCGAAGCCAACCCTGAATACAAAAGAGCAGAGTTATCTCTTTCAAGTGAAATGTACGGATCGAAGGGCCTGCAGCATTCGCACAGTAGGAAATCCCTCTGCAGGAGATATTTCCGGAATACTCAGCCTATTTATTACGGCTGCACAGAGCCATTTTGAGTCTGAACTCGAGTTTGAGGATATTCAGCATATTTGGGATAGACAGTGTGATGGAACCGCTCATGATATAGGGGATTCTACGGAGGTTTGGTGGATTCCTAAGAGGATTCTGATCACCCCTCTTCTGGTCTCGATTGAATGGATGATATCTTCGATTGGCCCCGGCGAGGCCCCGGCGAAGGCTCCGGGGAAGGCTGCCGTATATCGGAGGCGTGTGCGTGAGGCCCGGTTAAGAGCGGCGGCTGCCAAACTTCGTGCAGAGCAGTTGGCGGAGACATATTTTAGAAGATACGGCCCGGAACTCTTATCGGATGCTGAATCATCTCTTTCTGAAACGTGAAAAATATAGGCTTGCACTATTACAGAAGCAAACGATGGCCGGGTCTAACTCTGTTCAAGCATTAGGCGCCCTCGCTGTTCTAGCCGTAGTTGTAGTTGCTCTTTCCTTTCTCCAGCCCACGTGGTTTAAGGGTGGGCAGCGTGAGAACTTCCAGACTCTCTCGGCCGCCTCGAACTATTCCACACAGGCGGGTGGAAATGCCTCGGCTGGCTCTGTTCGTGAGGCCGCCGTGAAGAATGCGCCCGAGGTGGCGCCCGCTCCCTCAGGCCCGGCTAACTTCGGCTCAGCCGAGCCACCGGCGGGCTGCTACCCCCGCGACCAGCTGACGCCCTCCGAGCTCCTCCCGAAGGACGCGAACTCTGTCTGGGCGCAGCAGAATCCTATGGGCACCGGCTCGCTCAAGGGTAAGAACTTCCTCTCGGCCGGTGCCCTCATTGGTGTCAACACGGTCGGACAGTCTCTCCGTAACGCCAACTACCAGCTCCGCTCGGAGCCTCCGAACCCCCAGGTCCCGGTCACGGTCTTCAATGTTCCGACGATCGAGCCCGATGTCAACCGCCGCTCGCTCGAGATTGCGTAAGCATTGGGTGAAAAAACTAAATCGTAGAAGAGATTTACAATATCTTCTATGATTCTTTCACTGCCGAGGATTACATCTTTGATTCTATACGAGTTTCGAGATCCATAAAACGGGTATAAATCACTCGGGATACCATGTCAATCTTTTTTAAGAAGTTGAACTGCGAGCCTATTAAGACTAGCCCGATCATGATGTTGCCCCCGTACTCGTAACTTTCGTAGGGGCGGAACTTAGGTATACGGCCGTCGCCATTCAGGTCCCAGTTCAGAACAAAGAGAAAGGGTACGAGCTTTGCAATCTTTTTGATATAGAAGATTACAATAATCATGGTGATGGCTTGGCCCAGAACCTCTAGAACTACGTCGGATATAGGTGCCTTTTCGTCGAATTTCGGAAACAGAGTATCTAGCCCCGTTCCTGTCACAAAGCTCAGAACGAAGTAAATGACACCATATTGAATATTCTCAAGAATCTGCATAACGCGAATCTCACTGAAATCAACGAGTGACTTGAATCTTGTTTTAAAGCTCTTGAATGCATTTGGTTCGATACGAAACGGAAGAATACCTCCGATCATCTAACACTATCACAGGAAATGAGCGACCTTATGTCAAGCCTATCGTATGCTCTATCACAGACAAAGCAGGCTCTCGGATTCGGCAGCTATCCTATCGTGAATGTGATAAGCTCTGTAGATGGGCAGACATACAGAGTCCGGGATATGGCGGATAAGCAGGCGGCGGCCGATATGATGGCCCGTGTTCGTATGAAGATGAATAAGCTGAAGATTCATGTGGAGAGCTCATATCCGGATAAACCGCAGGTGATTCAGCTTTCCAAGAACTTTCAGGCGAATCCCGGGCGTTTTTACGAGGCTACACCCGAGGCCGAGCACACGAGCTATAGTGTAAATAAGGGTGAGGCTGTGCACTTCTGTCTACGGCAGCGTGAGGGAAAGGATGAGAGTCTTGTTCAAGAAGATGTTATAACCTTCGTTGCCATTCATGAAATGGGTCATATGATTACAGAATCTGTGGGGCACGGTCCTGATTTTTGGAATAACTTTGCCTGGCTTCTGAAGGAGGCGGAGGCTGTGAAGATTTATACGCATCGGGACTTCCGGGCTCATCCGGTATCCTATTGTGGAATGAAGATTACGGATCAACCGACCTATGATGCATCGAAGGATGGGGCGGACTTCTCTATGGGATAGGGGCGCATATGCCTATTGCATTATCCGGCAAGTGCATAAGTATAACTTATGCACTTACCGGTAGATGAGCACTGATCTGCTCGAGTTCTTAGAGGATCCAATGAGACCTCTCTCACAAACACCCCTCAGTACAATGGTCACAGTTCATCTTCATAGACCCACTGGAGTCAGATCCATCGTCTTAGAACCCTTCTTTTCATTCATGACTCTTACCGATCTAAAGCTTGCAATATATGAGGCTCTCGGAAGAGCTGACAATGCCATTCCAGAGTGCATCTTTCTAGCACGAGGAGAAGAAACCGTTGATTTCGCATGGGTAACTCAGGAGATACTGACGCTACCGAATCCCCTGAAATCGGTATCAGAGCCCATCGATACACGCTTCGTTGATTCTGCGGGTAATAAACGTATTCTGAAATTCATTGAACGAAATCGTATTATGATCGAGGATCTCTACGATGAGATTCCGGAGTTTGATGTCTTTCTTTATGAGGATGCCTTAAACGCTCTGCCAGGTCCTAAACCACCCAGTGAGCGCGATTGGAATGGTCATCTTGCCCCATACTTTCCATATTTGGCTAATGAGGGTGCTACGGAGGATATGATTGAGCGAACTCAGAGACTTTACACAATCTTCAAGCGCCGCCGCCAGTTCTCCTACAAGATTGACACTCTTCTTAAGAGTAAGACAGAGCCGCTGCGACTCACGGGTATTCGTGCCCTACGTCTTGTTTGGCATAAGCCAGAAACTATTCCAGGTATTGAGGCCGTCTTTTATGAGACGGAGGTGAATGCAAAAAGACCCTATATGCGTTTTGTTCCGACAGAGGGATCGCCAATCAGTAAGGTTCATTTGGTTGACGGATCTCCTAATATTGCGGATCCTAAACTCCTTTTACAATGGTCCCAGGAAAGAAGCCCTATACCCAATCATGATTTTGTGATAGCAAAGATTCTTGTGAAGGCCGGTTATGTAAATGTTGCGCCAATCTATGGTACTATCCGAGCTCTGGATGACGGTACTGCAGATTATACTCTGTTGCCGCCGAAGAATGTACGTAAGCTCGAGCCAAGCGATTTGAAGCGCACATGGAGTCTCATACAGGAGGTGCGTCTTCCCTTTCTCAAAGAACCTGTCTTGGATAGTGGCATACTTGTTTTTGGCGTAAAGCTCACAGGCAGTCCCGTGAGCGCGAAACTTCTGAGGGAGAGACTCCCTCTATTTGCCGCCTTCTTTCAGGAAACTCTACCGCTCGAGGGAGATAACCCCTTAATCAGTATTCGTTACAAGGCAGTGAGCAACTTTGCTACGGAGGATCGGATTTCAACCTTTATAACTCAGACCATGAATCGAAAGATGATACGAGAGGAGGGTGTATCTGATCTTGTGGAGATTGTGGCAGAGGAGTTTCAGATTGGAGAGGAGGAGGCGCGACAGCGCGTGGCGAAGCGCCTCCAGCAACAGGGTGATATTGCAGTAGTGAAACCAGAGACAGGTGAATTCATAAATCAGTATAATCCTGGAATCGATATTTACATCTTTGGCCAGCACCCCTTTTACACCTTTCATATACATCGCGTGAGTTCCTTCAAAAGTCTTCAGCGCGTCAGTATGCTTCTATCCTTACTTATGGGTGGAACCACGGAAGACTTTCACGTGAGTGATAGGGCCAGTAAGGAGCTTGCAGAGGCGGAGGGTGCAACTCCTCCAGCCGCACCTGCCGCACCTGTCGCACCTGTCGCAGCTGTAGCTGCAGCCGTAGAAGAAATGGACGAGGGTTATGACGCCTTTCTGGATGACTTTGCTGCCGACTATGGAGATGAAACGCTAAATACAGAGGAGCCGGTTGCAGCAGTTCCTGAGGTCAAGGCGGAACCCAAGGCGGAGGCCAAGGTGGAGGCCAAGGCCCCTAAGGAAGAGGCAGAGGTCAGTACAACAAAGGATGTGAGTATCGCCAACTTCTTCATTAATAAGCTGAAGGAAGCCGATCGTCGACTCTTCGATTATACAAAGACGCATCCATCTCTAAAGAAATATGTGCAACAGTGTCAACCTACAGATGGTCGCCAGCCAGCTGTTCTCAGTCAGGAGAAATATAAGGAAATGTTGAAGGAATATGAGGGCGAGGTACTCTTTGTTCTCTATCCTCTTGATCCTGAGGCCGAGGTTCCGAAACCTGGCCAAGAATATTATACGGTTCTCCGTTACGGTACAGGTAAGGAGAGACAGAACTACTATCTCTGCTCACAGTTCTTTTGTACACGAGATGAGATTCTCGTACGTGAGGTTGATCTGCGAAGTGAAAAGATGCGTCGCCCACTGCGATTACCCAACGGGAAGATACAGACTACAAAGAGAGGGGGTGAGGATGGACAGTGCCCCTTTTGCGCAGGAAATCTCATAAAAAATAAGAAGGCGCCAAATCCCAATGACGTTATCATAGAGCGCGGGATCAAGAAACAATCCGACAATAGACGGCATTTGTATATCCGTTTTCTGAAAAAGACGCCGCATCCAGAGGGATTCTATCTTCCATGTTGCTTTATAGACGGTGAACCTATACAGGATACAGACCCGCCCTTCGATAAATATAGGGAGTTGGGTATTTCACCGCATGAGGATAAGGAGGTTGAGCAAGAAGAAGCACCTCCTCCACGCCAGGGTCCTACTACAGAGGCGGGTATACCTATCGTCGATTATTATTCGGTTCTCCAGACTCTTGGAAAGCGCGGAAAGTATATTCTGGGAACGGAAAAGTTCCCCTTGGAAATCGGTCTTGTAACTGCAGGAGGGCGCGGAGAACCCCAGGTCGGTCTTCTTCTACCGGAACTTGACGCATATTTCAATCAAACGAATGACTTTGTGACGCGCAGTCTTACGCAGCAGACTCTAAAGGAGGGTGGTGCTGGTTTCTTACGCGTAGGAGTTGAGAATCGCGTGAGATACAAGGGAGACAGCTTTCTGGCTGCAGTGGCCCCCTTCTTTCGAATGAACTCTGCCGCGGAGGTAAAGGCGCGTCTTATGACTGTTCTGACGGCACGCAGCTTTCTGGGCATCAACTATGGAAATCTTGTACTCGAGTTCTATAACCCGCGTCTACCTAGACCGACCGATCGTATCCTAGAGGCCTGGGCGGAAGAAGAGTTGGAGTCAACTCCCTCCGTACAGAATAGAGAGGCCTTACATAGACTCTATAACAGCTGGAACTCCTTTCAACTTTGGCTGCAAGATATTAAGACTCAGAAGGAGTATCGGCATTTTGCGCTGATGTTTTCCCAGCCAGGACTCTTTGAAGGGCGGGCAAAGCGCGGCACAACCTTTATTGTCCTAGATATTCTGCCTTCAGGAAAGGTCGATGTGAAGTGTCCCCCCTATGGATACAATGATGATATTATGGGCAGAAATAATGTGGGCTTTCTCTTACATAAGGAGGGAGTGTGGGAGCCCATCTTCTATATGGATAACCGTGACCCTACGGAACGACGCACCGATGCGGCGACTCTTTCCTTCGACGGAACATACAAGGGGTTTGTAGGATCGTGGCCCAAGACAGTTAAGGATCGCGTATCGGAATTCACAGCAATGTGTAACTTCTCGGGTCGCAGCGTATACACCAGTCAGAGCCGTATTCATTCAGCGGCCATGATTCCTCTCAGTCTTATTTACAGGGCTCTGAGAAAACCGACCGAGAAAAATAAGGCCATTGTCTTTGAGGGTATTTTACGCGACTCCTATAACCACGTTGCTGCAGTCCTTTATAGAAAGAAGACGTCTTCTGGTCTGGTCGCTATACCTGTTATTGATGATGGAGATCTGGCCCCCACAGTTATGGGTAGCATATTTTTAGACTGGGACGATCCAGAGTTTAAGAAGGCAACTCTTATGGAGTCACTGGAATTTTACAATGAGTATATTGACACAGAGTTTTCTTTATATCCAGGCTATGTTATGCAGGCACTCGTGCGATTGGGTTCGGATGAACCTCATTTATTAAGGGATGAGGATATTCCGCATTTAACAGCGATCAAGCTGCGAAATGGCCTCTATATACCGATTTCCAAGCAGACGGATGACCCGAAACTTAGGGCTATCGTTGAATCTGGAAAGGTCAATGTTTTTGAAATAGAAGAGGAGGAGTGGTCTATAAATAACAATATAATGTATGACAAGGCTCTTACAAATCCTATGGAGGCGGCTCGTATAGAGTATGATGAACTGCAGGAACTCTTTGAACATCTGCGTCTGACGATGTCGAACTTCTTGGCGACGAAGGGCTCTGCCCTACGCGAAACACTCAAGAAAATCGTCACGGATCGCACGATTGGGCTTCCAGAAAAACGGAAACAGTTGGAGATTCTGTTGGGTCCGATTGTAATGAATCAGATGATGACAGAAGAGAGTGCGGAGGGTGAGCCTTCGCTGTTACGTACAGATTGTACGCTGAAGGCGGAGGGCGATTGTAAGGGTCGATGTGCCTGGGTCAAGGCTGCCCCAGGGAAGTGTCTGCTCCATGTTGGAAAGGATGTCGAGCTCGGGACAAGAAGAGTCAGTGTTCGGCTTCTTCTGTTACGCCGTTTGAATGAGGAGCTTATTCGCTTTTCGGAGAGGCGGCGACAGATCTTTGATCAGAAGGTCAGCCAAATGGCCGCGCTCGATGGGCCAATCACCATGGGCTCACAACTGATCATTCCGGAAAAGTCCGTGGCATGGTTCGAGCTCCTGCGTCTAGAATGGGGTACAAAGAAGGATGAGCCGCGATATATTGAGGAAATGGCACAGCCACCTATCCCCGCAACTGTCACTACGGGAGATGAGATACCTCCAAGCCTTATAGAGGCGCTTGGCCCGGATCCAAAATGGTCGAACCTTCGCGTGGCAAAAACCTCATGGCCAGCCCTACTTACAAGTGTGGGACTGTCCTATACAAAATATGATCTTTCAGCGGGAGTGATTCGCCGTGATCAGATGAAGAATATTGTAATAGAGACAGGGAAACACATGATTTATGTAGGGGCTGAGACTCTGTTTTTCCGCCCGGCATATCCAACTCTTTCGGGCGTTGTCTTTATCTTAGAGGATGGGCCCGGCCTCGTTGTTACAAATCCGGCTGAAGTTACATCACTTCAAATGTCAGATCTACCGAAGGGTGTTCTTGAGAGGCTTCAGAATGGGATTATGGTGACGTCAGTAAAACCTGGCGCTTAGTTAGATGAGTGAGGTTAAATATAGTCATAATCCCATATTTGGTCTTAAACATGATCAGCTTATAAAAGATAAGATTTATGACGTTTTGAGACCTGGATATGATCAGTATACAATGGGTATCTACAAGGGTATTAAAAATGGTAAACTTCAGTTTTATAATAATCGCCCCCTTAAACACACGACCTATGAGATGGCGCCCCACGATTCGATTCGCTTTAAACTTAAACATAATGGTGATCGGTGGATTAATATTATGAAGGGTGGAGATAATAAAGAAGATAACAATAATTTTAATGCTGAAGATAAAAAGATTATTGAACGCCTTATTAAAACGCGTTACACGACAGTCGCCAACAGTTATATGAAAAATCACAAGGTCGATTTTAAAGAACTGGTTTATAGGCTATATAAACTATATATCGAAGTTATGTTTGATAATAAGGAGAAGACTTGCACAATAGATCAGGTGGACAAAGACTTTATAAAAAAGTATGGAAAATATAATATTATTATAAATAATATAATAGAACATATATTAAATCCTAGTAACCCCTCGAATCATGCGGAAGCTAATAGTTCTCATATATATGACCCAGAAGTTTTTAGTAAATATATTACACGATGTGAAGCAAAAAAAGGTGGTACTCGCAAACGGCTGCGGAAACGTGGCCAGACTCGCCGTTAATCCGCAATATCACATACACCGGCCTCTGCGGGCATGATCACAGGCCGCCTACGAATGCCCGCCAGCTTATCCTTCCGATCCTGGAGCATCCCAGTCACCTCCTCATCCATCCGATTAAGTTTGTAACGCTTATAGTTACCATTATTGGGGTGCATGATCACAATATACATATCACTGATTTTCAGACCATAGTAGGTCTCTAAGAACCAGCGATAGACATTGAGCTGCAGAGTATAATGCCAGTAGTTCGCATCTGGCAGATGGGACACTGGTCCGAAGCCCGTGCCAAAGGTATTCTCCATCTTTATTTCCTTTGAGCGCTTCCAGTCGTAGATCACATAGGAGTCATCTGACTTTCTGTAGAAGATCATATCAATGGACCCGGCCAGCTTGTACTCCTCGCTCCAGACCTCCCACTCACTCCGATATGGGATTAAGTCCTCCTTTACATCCTTCCAGAAATTCATAAAGTAACGCCACTCGAGACTCTCCTTCACCTCGTCCGAAATCAGTTCCGGATGGCCATGGAGAAACTGCTCAATCCCGAGATGCATGGCCGTGCCCGCTCCAGATGCGGAGGACCCATTGTCGTCCCAGGACTTCTTGATCTCCGCCGCCGTCATCCCATAGTATTTGGACTGTGGCCATTTAGGAGAGGACATCATCTTTGTAATGACAGCAGTCGCATCGAAGTGGGGAAAGAAGTCATGGAGGAACTTGGTGCAGCTGATAATACCCTTGGACGATCCATTCACAGTATAGACGTGAGTGGGCTCATCGAACTGGATCTGATTGTCACGTGGGTGCTTATTCTTAAAGGAAAGTTCTTGCCAAGGCTGGGGCATACTGGTACCTTCAAGAGGATCAAGATATAATTTTAAGTGGCTCGCTTCATTATTGAAAATAGATTGTTGTCAATCTCTAAATGGATCAGATCCTTCAACGATTCAATACATGGTCAAATGATATTGAAACGCTCAAACCAGTGGATCCAACCTATTATTCCTCCTATCTATTTTTAACAAATGCCTTTCTTACCTATTATTGTAAGTATTTTACATATTGTCTTTTATTTACATTCTTATTTATAACATCTATACTATATCGTAAATATTATTCAGATATATCCTTTTATATTGATAAACTGGCTATTATATTGGTTATATTATATGGAGCGCATATATTATTTATAAAATATAAACAAATGTCTATTATACGTATTAGCTGTATTATTACAACATTCTTATCCGTTGGATTTCTATTCTATTATGGATATCTTACAAAGCAGTTCTGCTATGATCCACTGCCTATTACAGGTCTATACTATCATTCTATACTACATGCTATATTATCAATAGGACATCATTTAATAACCGTTTAAAGTTGGGTGACATATACATGATAATGGATCTCGCACTGCCAGCCGCAGGCACCTTCCTATATCTTTCATATCCTTGGAATGGATCCCTCTTTATCAGTATTCATAATCTATCCCTACATCTCTTTAGTCTATGGACATTTTCAAGCCTCCTCTATTATGTCTGGCAAAATGGGCTGCATGCGGCAACGGCCTATTATTTTGCGGATCCTCGTATTGAACGTGTAATCTTCTATTTCTATCTATCAAAGTATTATGAATACTTTGATACATTCATCTTATACGGGAAGGGCAAGCAGCCCATTTTCCTACAGAAATATCATCACGTGGGCGCAGTAATATGCTGGCATTTGGCATGGCAATATAAGGTGGATGCGATTGTCTTTGCGTCCATGTTTAACGCCTTTATTCATTCCATTATGTATTTATATTATTTGGCAACCTTTCATAAGGTGAATCTAAACTATATAAAGCCTTATATAACCTATATGCAAATGTTTCAGTTCATTACTGGGTTTATTTCATCATATGCGTATTATCCAATCGAGACATTTACAAATCGAGTTATTACACTTATATTCCTAACGTATAATGCGGGCCTTATGTTATTATTTGGAAAGTTTATAAAGGATAACTATTGATCTTCAAGCCTATAAGACGGTGCCTAAGGGTTCTATCGGTAGTATAAATAATGAAGATGTTTATCTTATGCTTTTTATCTGGAAATGAACTTGAAGATATTCGCATGTGTACAGATTTTGAAACTGCAATGAGATTTCTTGAAAAATATAAGAAATCACGTCAAGTACTTGAATATAATGTTACCGATGGGATAACAGATGAGATTCCTGTTTTTGCTTATTCATATAAAGATGATGTTGTAGTAAAACACGTCTTTTAGAACGCGTCTAAAGCATATACGAATATATAGAATATATTTGTATATGGTCGGATACACGATTGCTCTTTCTGATAGCATTGGATCCTCTATGATTTTCTTTCCTACCGGCGAAACTCTTATCTACAAAAAACTACAGGAGGCCCGCGAAGCTCTAAACCGGTTCGTCGTTGGCTTGAACCTTGTTCCAATCCTATACGGCGAAACCTTTCCTTACGACACAACCACCTTCGAGTCTGAGCTCGAACTAAAAGGATTCGCTGTTTACGGCATAATTGACTATGTCATCGACGGAGAGTTCTGTCGCATTCCTATTGGTTTGAAGGTGGTGTCGATTGCTTGATTAGGCAGGAAACCCAGCCAGCTGCATAAAGATCTTACCGACCTTATTACCACCCTCGATGAGGCCCGTGGCAGATCTATGCATACCACCGAGATTGCTCATCGTTGTACCAGGCGTGAAGTAGAGCAGGGTCTTTCCCTTATCGCGCGCGGCCTCCAGAATCCGACGGCAACGCGCATCCCGTGTCCAGCGCTGCCTGAGGGCCTCCTCTAGAAGACGATCCTTCTGAAGAGCCCAGGCCGCATCATCGATCGTGGCCTTGTACTTGTGGAGACTCGGGTCGCGCACAGCATCACGTACCGCCAATGTTTCCTGACGAAGGAGCTCATAGTCCTTATCCTCAGGTAGCAGTTTCGTGCCACCATCGGTCTCCGTGATACGCTCACCGAGGAACTTCTGGTGAATAGTGCCCTCGCGGCTAAAGATGCTCTTGGCCAGCTCAGGCTTATTCGTAGCAAGCTTGACCTTCATGCCGGCAAGGAAATGCTCAACCGTGGGATAGACGACTGCCTTGTCCTCAGGATCTTCGATCGGGAAGGGGGCCTGGGGTGAGAGCCAGCGGGCAGCGCCAGCGTCCTGCAGACCGAGCGAGTCCTTGAGGGCCGCGCCCTGATAGAACTGGAATATCTCACCTGGAGCATAGGGTCGAGCAGCGGAACCGGGTCCAGGAGCCACTGCAATCGTGCGATCAGGGGCTACCGTGCCGTTTGCTACAGCAGTAGCGGCCGCAGCGATGGCCGCCGCATTGGAGACCGCTAAGCCCTTACGACCCGAGCGACGGCCGTTCACATTTGGAGCCTCCTTCTCTACATTAAGTGCAGCCTCCGCACCCATATCGAGAGTCTCCTGCCGCTTCCGCTTGAAGACAAACCACCGGTTCAAGAAAGAGAATTCCTTCTCCGCGGCAGTCATTGTATAGTTTTTCTTCTTCTTCGCCATTTCCCAGCTCGTGCCAAAGGTGGCCGTGGAGTTCACGAGACCAAGCGCCGCCAGTTCTTCTGCATTTAGGAGCTCACAGCCAATCAGCGCCATCTTCTCTTCTAGCAACTTGAAGGGCACGAGATACTCACGGTGCTCCATGCCGATCGTAGAGAAGGTGACATCGACACCGAGGCCGAAGCCGGCATCGCCCTCAGGAATGGAGTCCTCCTCGTACTGCTTTGAAATCCGCCAAAGCTGTGAGTCTCCATCCATACCTGTCTTTGCAGCGCCCTTCTCGACTCCCTGTAGCAGATTAAAGACCTTCTCACCATCGAAGGTTGTGCCAATGAAGTAGCCCCCCACCTTCATGATATCATCAAGATTCTTGAGAAAGCCGTTAAACTTGGTGGCATTCTCGAAGAAGTAGTGAATGGCGAACATGCAGCTCACACAGTCGGCACCCATCTTGAGTCTGGATGCCGCATTCTCCTCAACAAAGGCGGGCACAGGGCCTACCGGGGGCACCTTGCCAAAGACGGATCGCAGAATATCCTTCTCCTGATCGGTGGATCCGGCATCGCCCTTCACCAAGGGCTTCGAGGTGTCCGCGATGGCGAAGACCATCGTACCCGCGCGCTCTATAGACCCATTCTCTACCAGAACCTTCATGTAACGCTTATAGGCACTATCGTAGACGTCCATGATGTTCTTTGCGGCATAGTCGATGCCGAGCACGAACTTCGTGCCTAGACGGCGCCACTTGTGCAGATCCGCCGCCACACCACAGGCCAAATCCACGAGCGTCTTTCCGCTTCCGCTGAGACCCGTGGGATACAGAATAGTCTCCTTGATCCACTCATTGTGAAACTTCTTGAGACCCCAGGCCTTGGCATTATCGATCACCGGCTTGTCGCGGCCACGCTTGAAGTAGGAGCGTGCAGCCGTATCGCGCTCCTTCGGCGCACCAAAGACAGCCAGCTCCTCGGCAGTTGGCTCGGTAGCACCACTCTTGATCATCGAGGTCGTGATTGGATCGTAGATACTGTTCCAGACATCCTCAGCCACCTGTTCTGAATTCAGCGTACGCCCGAGAATGCCGCTCTGAAGACGCTCAGTCTTGTCCATACGCACACGGAGAGGAATCCAGCGCCAGCCGGCGGGAGCGGCAGGATCATAGGCCATCTCTACGATCGTGGAATCCTGAATCGGCTCCTTCGTATGGGTCGTCATCACATACTCCTCACCCGTGTCTGCATCGCGCTCGATCTCGAGGTTGCAGACAGAGGCCATCGGATCCGGGAACTCCATTGGAGTGAAGGGTACCGGCTTGTATTCTCCCTTCTTGCTACGGGCATCGGCACCGCGCTCCTCCTTAGGAAGCTCGCCCTTGTTCAAGACAATGTCTCGAGGATTCTCCGTGCGACCGCCCACACAGAGGACGAGCGTCTTATAGCTGAGAAGCTCGCCAGTAGGCTTCGTCTCCGTGGTGACGCGGTCCTGTGTCTTGGAGCCAGTGACCTTCATTGTCTTTACAAGGAAGTCCACCGTATTGTCCTTCGGCGGCTTCCACTTGAACTGGTTCATGAAGGTGCCGGCCGCCTTCTCGGGAAGTGGCTCGGCGTTCGGCGTGAAGATGAGACCGTCCGTATAATAGGGCCGGGCCGCATTCAGAACGCGTGCGGCGGCGCGGAAGATACTGTCATTTCCCGGGCTACCAAAGGAGAACTCCTTCGATCCGACCTGGAGCTTCGTGGTGAGTGTAACACCGGGTGCTACGATCTTGGGACCCTCATCCTTGTTCCACTTACCGACCCACTTCTTGATATGATCGAAGCGGCTCTCCTCCGCAGCCGCAGTCTTTCCATCCGGTAGGATAGCACCCGGCTGAAAGGGGAGCTTGGAGACCTCTTCCTTGTCCGTATCATAGAACATATCGAAGATGAGGAACTGCTGCATGGGCTTCGGTGGTGAATCATTAGTCTGCGTGACCCACTCACCATCCACGAGTGATAGACGGCACTCCGTATTCTGGAGGCCCGTACGATAGACCGTCATGCTCATGTCGATTAGGAAGAGTTCACCCTTCGAGTCACAGAAGCCGAGAGTACGGAGACCGTCGGCCTTGTCGGTCACATTGAAGCCGTCACGGAGATTCACTACTCCAGGCTCCTTTGCTGCCATGAAGTTCTCCTTTTGAAGAGTTCGGGGCGCCGGGCCGCGAAAGAGATCGGAGCCGACGAGTTCCTTATAAGCGGCCAGGACCTTGCGCTTGGAACTTAGGCGGATAAGGAGAGAGTGTTTCTGTACGCCTCGGAGGACTTCTCCGACGCCGCGAATCAGTCGTTTCATGGCCAACTCCTCTGTATCCGTGGGCTGGTGTACGAGCTCGACCTCCACCTCATAGGTCGAGGGTGCGGCCATGAGATCCTGATCCTTGAAGGCGCGCTGCCACTTGAAGTCGCCGCGCCGGTCCGTGGCCGTAGAGCGGACAACTGACATGTCGATGCGGACGCCGTCCTTTTCGAAGGACCAGCGGCGGATCATCCGGAAGGCCTTGCGCTGTGTGGGCCAGGAGGCAAGAAGCGACTTCACAACCGCATCGTCGCGGGCCATGGGCGTCTCCTTTCGGAGCTTGATACGGACTCCATAGTCGTCCAGATCTACCTGGGCATCCGCTGTGGCACGATCCTTAATCTGTGGCGTAAAGGGTTTTCCGAGCATGACGTCGTCGCGACAGTAGGCCTGGATCACGGCTAAACTCGTCAGAGTGAAGCGCACGTGCTCCGGGGTTGTAACCGTGAGGCGATCCTCCTGAGGTAGAGATGTGTAGCCCTTGGCCTTGAGGCGCTGCGCAATGGCGAGAAACTGGACCGCACCGACCTGTCCACTCTTTCCAAAGGTGGATTCGAGCTCGTAGTCAGGGTGGGTCAGCCAGTTGGCCACCTGTTTTTTAATCGCGGCGGCCTCTGCTGCATAGAGCTCCATGCTCTGTTCTAATCACCTGTATAGCTTTCGCTTTGGGTGCTTGGTGGGCAATTTTATGAATAAATGATCGATTCTTAGAGGATCCATCATTTATTCTATAGTGGTGTTTAAGGTTAACGGCGAGCTGTTTTGCGCGACTTCTTGGACTTGCGCGACTTATTGGACTTGCGCGACTTCTTACGATAGCCACCTACACTCGGAAGAGAAGGGAACTGGAAGCTCGATGATCCTTGGCAACCCGGATCGGCACCCTTCGGGGCGTGGTGCTCTTCTAAAAGAAGCTTGGTCAAGGCCTGCTGCTGATCTTCAGGATGCTTGAAGCTCTTTGCCTCCGCACGGGCGGCTATAAGATCAGCTCTTTTACTCGGCTTTTCCTCAAGTAACTCTGCAAACTCCTTTCCAAGCACGTGAGGTAGAGGGCAGGCCGGCATCTATCTAAATCTTAGAATATGACGCCAAATGCCGGATCGAATCTGAGCGACCTAGGGCAAGAGCCCAATCCGCCTTCTTCGGCTTCTCTAGGCTCACTCCGCATCCGATTCCGCGCTTCAGCATCTCCGCCTTAATCGCCTCCAGACTCATATCGGCTTCTGGCCAATCGATACTCCAACCCTCATCCTCCCGCGCCTGAATCCAGGCCGAAAGACCGGGTCCAACCGGCTCCTCACCGGGTGCATGTAGAACTGCGCGCGCACCTGTCGTAGTTGCCCAGATAGGAAACTCGGAGGACCAGGTGCGCGGATCTGCAGGAAAAAACCGCACCTTCTTTCCAGCCTCGTTTACAACAATCTTTTGAAATCCATATAAATGGACAAGAGCTCGGTCAAGTTCGGGCGTGTCCATGGGCGGTGAGACGGCTGCTGTCTGCTGGGCGGCCAGCTGCTCCTGCACCTTCTTTCGGGACCACTTTATACCACGGCACTCTGCATCCACGCGCCCTGTCAGCTCAACAATCTTGTCACGAAGAATGGTGCGACGAACAGGGGCTCCAGCAGCCCGAAACTCTGGATCCGTGACCCATAGAATATGGGCAACGGGGCCGGGAGGCTCTAGAGGAGTTGGAACTAGACCGGCCACTGTTGCCGGGGCTGAATCTCCTTCCTGCGTATCGCTCACGATTCGAATCTCAATCGGAATGGCCGTGCGGGTCCGATTGGGATTCTGTTTTACCCATGTTTGTAACTTTTTAAGAACTTCCTTTGGGTCCTGCATTAATAGGGTATAGTGTTATGCCTTTAACCGGTCATCCATGTAGGGCCTCGTGAGCCTGCCGTTCACTTTCTTCTCTTAAAAGGAAGTCCTCCTTATTCTTCTTACAGAACTGCATGAACTCCTTCATCTTGGCGTAAATTTCTGCCGGAAGTTTACAGACATCAAAAAAGACGCCATTGTGGTTCTCGCTATATTCCACACCGGATTCCTTTAGGATACGATGTATTTCCTGCTGTTCTATGGCTGAAATCTCCTTCAGTTCCTGTAAAAATAGTTTGCGCGATTCATAGTCTTCTGGTGACAGAGTTGCCGCGGAAGCACTCATTCTATTCGTTAGATTTCTTAGTTGGGGGCTTCCGATTCCGCGGCCTCTTCAGCCTCCTCGGCCTCCTCCTCGGCCTCTCCAGCTTCCTCGGCCTCTTCAGCTTCCTCGGCCTCCTCTTCGGCTTCCCCAGCTTCCTCGGCTTCCTCGGCCACCACCGCCGCCATAGCCGTATTCCGCTGATCCTTGGCCGCATACCCCTTGAAATAGCCAATGCTGAGAATATAGGGATCATTCACCTGAAATCGCGACTTCTTAATCTCAACCTGAATGCGCTCACCAATCTGCACGGCATCGTAACCCTCATCGCCAATATAGAGATCCCGTGGAATGATCACACGAATCGCATCCATATACGACACATACATTCCCATCTTATTCTTGCGAATCACCTCGCCCTCCAGAATAGTGCCATCCGAAGGATTTAGAACCGTTGCCTCCGCCTGTACATGAAAGAGGATGTTCCCCGTAAAGCGACCCTTTTCCATGGCACCCATGCTCCTTGAAAGAATCTTTACAGTGCCAGATAGCACATAGCCATTCTTTGAGCATCGCCCCTCCATATTGGTGCTCAGCTTATCCAAGAGTACGGCATCAATCGACTCAATATCCTGCCGCATATCCTTCGGAGTCAGTGCAACTTGCTCTTCAAAGATGGCAGTGTGCTGCATTCTACCTAGACTCTTTATATGGATAGTTTGCCAATTTTAGGCCTTTCATTTACGATTTTACGAAGGAGCCCTTGTGCCCAGATTTAAGCGCTGCCAAGGGTCGATAAAAGAAGCGCAGACCCTTTTCCTTTTTGCGCTCCATTTTATCAAGCCACCGTAGGATCAGATTTTTCAGAGCACAGGCGCGAATGGTATTTTGGAATTGCCGAAGTGGATTTACTACTGCCGCCGCTCCTGCCTTTTTCTGGGCCTTTCGCCGCTCCTTCTCATCGAGTACCTCATCACGCAGAATAAGTCGCTTATATCCTAGACCATCCATGATCTCCGCGATTTCCTTTAGCATCTTAATGTGATAGGTAATCGTGCTAACAATCTCACATTCCCCACCCTTTTCAGGCTTCGTTCCTGACACCGGTGGCTTGCTTGTCTTAAATACCATTGCCCGTTCCTTACCCTTCGGAACCATGAAGCCATAGATACTTGCAGTGGTGGCCGAAGTCACAATAAGACCCTTAACCGGGTCATCGGCGCTCGATTCAAAGACACGTGTGACGGCCTCTGAACAAGGACCCGTAGAACAGACATATTTAACCTGTCCATTCATAATGTCTATATAACGAAAGGCGGTGGTTGCCCCCTTTGTAACAACTTGCTCTACCGCAACACCCGATACATCCTTTGATAGTCGTTGCTGCTCCGCTACTGTAAGAGACTCATCCCATACAAACTCGAGAAGTACTTCTGCAAGTGTCTCTTGAAAGGACTTGCGGTCGTCCTCGCTATATTCCGGATTATTCTTGATATCCTCCACCATCCAGCTCACCATAATAAGTCGCTCCGTTTCACGAAGTTGTCCCGCTTCCGTAGAATATCGGCTTTGAATCTCGGTCAGGACCTCGGGAGGAACGTCAATCGGAGCATCTCCTGAATTAATCTTAGAAGACCAGTCGACAATAGAGGTCCAGTATTCATTGGACGCCGCTTCTACCTCTTCACGTGGAGGTTGGATCGCCGGAAGCTTAGCCAGGGCCGCCGGATCAAAGACATCACGACGAACAGGGATATCGGCGATTCGTAATGCCATAGGTATATGCGTGTCCTTCAGGCGCAGTGGCTGAAAGAGATAGTATCCGTTTCTATAGACAATATATCCGGGTTGGCCCCGAATCTCTAGAATAAATGACTGATTCCCGACGATTTCCATGAGCAGCGAGGATATCGCTCTCTGGGGAACGGCCGAGAAGTTCTCCATAATAGTTTCCAGAGTGAACATGGGCTGACCCGTTTCCACAAACATCTTCTTTATGGCAGACTTCAGCTGTGATTCGTGCCACTTTGCTGCATACTCGTCGTAGGTGCTCACATCATCGGTATCGGCATTTAGCTTGGCCGGAATCTTACAGACATAGTCGCAGGTTTCAATCCAATCGCAGATATTTGTAAAGGGTGTGTCATTTAGATTCACATCCTTACGCTCATGTCCCTGCGAATCCTTCTGTATTCTCAAACTGAGTCCACTTATGACAATGGCATCCCGATTCAGATTACAGTCCACAGCGTATTCCTTCAGTGTCCGTGTCACCATTCCGGTCTTGGCCGCCTTCAAGAGGGCCGTCCGATACATGTACATATCGGCAGTCTCCTTGATGTTTCCATCGAAGGTGTTAATCAAAAGATGGATCGTACAGTTCCGCTGATCCTTTGGTAGAGCGGCATGGGAACAGGTACGAATGCCGCGGCCAAGAACCTGCTCCATCTTATTTAAATGAAACCAGCTGTCGAAGACATAGATCTCACGTACGAAACGGAAGTCGACGCCCTCTGATGCCACCTGAGAGCCGATGATAATCTTTATTTCTCCGCCGTTCATATTTGTCTTGGCGCGGGCCGCCTGGATTGCCAGAGCATTGTTGGGTGAGAGATTTCCCTGACCCGTGACCAAGATATATTTGGCCGGAACAAAACGATGCCCCTTGTGAGATCTTTCACGCTGGTTACATACGGCACATTGACGACCCTTATCATCCTGTATTCCATCGACCAAGAGACGATCACGATTCCATGGCGTGTAGCCATTGGCCTCCAGGGCCAGGGCCAGAGGAGTCGCACCTGACTTAATAAAGCGACTATAGACGAAGACGATGCCATTACAGGTTGCCGCCCGCTGTATGGTGAGCGCGGCCTTTGGAGAGGACTCCTTCAGATTTATCTCCAGAAGCCAGCTCGCGTCACCAACTGCCTTATAGCTCGAGCCCTTATCTTCAAAGGAGGAGTCAAAGGATCCCTCGGGAAAGATCCAGTTCCCGCGTTGGGCCATCTCATCCAGACTGGGCAGAGTCAAACCCTTTCCGATCGCCTCTTCCGAAATCCTCGTATAGTTTCCGAGAGCCTCTCCTTCAAACTGAACAGGTACGAAGGGCAGTTTTACCATATCTGCGCAAGCCTTCTCAGTGATATCCTTTCCGAGAATATCCACTGTAGGCCACTCATCAAGAGTAAGACGAAGAGGTCTAAGACGAACAGGGAAGGTCAGCGGATTTTCGCCGCGCATAAAACTTACGTAGCGACTTGCATAAAGGCCAAGGCGCTCTCTGCCCTCCCTAGTAATAAATCCATCAGGCCCGAAGATATCCTTTTCCGATATACTGGCCTTCTTTTCATTTTGCAAAAGAAGATTTATTAAAAAGACGATCTCCACGTGGGAGTTATACATGGGTGTGCCTGTCAGGAGAACGAGTTTCAGACCCTCCGATGCGGTGAGAAGATGGTGCAAACTCGGGGTGAGACGCTTTCCAGCCTGCGTTTCCGTGAGGTCGGATTCCGGTGGTGAGTCGATATTTTCCTGCGGAGTCTCCTTTGGAGTGTCCCGTAGATTGTGGGCCTCGTCAATAATCACGAGGCGCCCAGAGAACTCCCGTCGAAGGAGGTCAGTAACCGCGAGCTCATTCATCTCTCCATCGGGCCCCTTTGGCGCCTGTCTTATAATATCCTCAATGTACCGATGAAACTGCAGATATCCCATAATCTTATAACGGCTGTTGATCGACTGAGTTACCTTGCGCGCAATCGTACTCCGATCTCTTTCATACTCCATTCCGGTGCGTTTGAGATAGGAGTTTCCCGTGCACCCCTTCGCCTGATTCGCGCCTTCCTCCGGTATTTGAAGAGCCTCATCATCGAAGATCGTGCGCCTGAATCCGGATTGAATGGTGCGGGGCGCTATGATGAAAACTGATCTCCGTGGGAACATACGGAGATGGCTTTCTGCAATCGTCACAGCGGCACAGGTCTTTCCAACCCCTACTCCATGATAGAGCAGTGCCGAGGTATAGGGGCACTCGGGTGACATGAAACGTCCGACAAAACGCTGTACCGCCGTCAGCTCGAACTCTCCCTCAGGATCACAGGCGTTCTTCTCAAAATCGACGTCGGTAATCTGCGGCTGCCGTGTCTCTGAGAACTCGCGTTTCTGTAAGAGTTTCTGTATGAATTCTGGATCCTCCGTATCAGGATATAGACCATATTCAGATTCAATATTATCATATGTGTCAAAATCAGTGGGTACGAGACCGCGTTCCTTTAACAATGGGATCATTTGATCGCGAGTGGCCAAAGGCTCGCCTTCCCATAGTTCTAGAAGTTCTGCATCCGTCCTTTCCTCCATCTACCGTCAAGTGCCAATTTAAGAGCGCCTTTTGGGCGCTCTTAAGTTTAGCACGTGATCACAGTAGACGCAGAACTCGGTCCTACTATCACTGGAAACATCGTCGTTAAAAGTGCATGGGCCTGTTTCAGAACCATTTGCTTTTCAACATGGCTTGGCCGAATCAGAGCGAGTGCGTCCTCAAAGGAACACCAGCGTATGTCCCCTATTTCACGTGTCATATGGGGATTTACAGATTCGGGAACCATGGCAACTCGGGCTGCCGATTCAGGATGAACATAGGCCATAAAATATTTATGAGAATACTGGATCGAGTTTGAGCCTATGAAGTTTTCAGAAAGGGGACTGAGGTTACGAATCGGCAGAATATCCTTGTCAGACAGATTTGTCTCTTCATAGAACTCGCGCAAGGCACAGCTATATTCGCTCTCGTGCATATCACGGCGCCCCTTAGGAAAGCCCCACTCGGGGGTAGAATAGACAACCGGAATCGACTGAACAATCTCCGAGAGAGGGGGTGTGGCCTCTCTCAGGGTCTCCAGTTTCTGGCGTGCGTGTTCGCGCTCAGTCCTATAGGTGTGAAATCCTTCCTGCGGTATCCCCCAGAGATCGTCCCACAGGGCGTCAAAGGGCTTGTTTACGAGCCGCTCGCGTTCATCCCGGGTCATACCCTCAATCTGTTTCACAATATATTCGTTATCTCCAATCTTGTATTTTCCGCGCATGAAATCAACGAAGCCAATACTGTCGCGGCGCTGAATCATTAGGTACTGGATTGGGTTTCTGACGGTATCAGACCCCCGTAGAATATCGTCAGTCTGATTCCAATCACATACCCGAAAGGCAATGCAGCCGTAGCTGACAATGGGCTTCGAACACTGTTTTGATATGTGACCCGATTCTGAGCAGTTTATGCAAAATAGTATGTGTCTTGATTTATATGGCTGTTGCATGACAACAGCTTAACCCTGATATGAATCAGGGGTTTGCGTTTAGACCAAGTGTCTTGTTTTCCGAGTTATAACTAAGATGAAACTGCCTCCGACAGTTTGGGGGCCTCTTTTATGGCATACAATCCATATTACGGCACTCGGATATTCGAATGAACCAACCTATAGTCAAAAGCGGGCCGCAAAGGATTTCTTTGAGTCACTTGTGCATCTGATCCCCTGCCCTGTATGCAGAGGTCACTATGAGACCCATCTCCAAAAATATCCGATCTCACCCCATCTCGATAAGCGGATAGACCTCTTTCGATGGACCGTGAATCTTCACAATGAGGTGAATAAGAGTTTGGGAAAGCCAACACAGACTGAGATGGAGGTCGTCTATTTCTACAAGCGTATTGGGGCAAGAGAAAAGTCGCCCGTGATTAATCAGGATACCTTGGATGAGGTCGATATTCGTTCCATGCTTAAGGGCGGCTTTGTGGGCGCCGGTCTAACCTTTCTGGCTGGATCTCTCCTATGGTGGACAACGAAAACTGAAAAATAGCTCTTTAAAGTAAGATGGAAGGCCGTACCTTCAAGCCAGAAATATACGAGGGTCTTCAACTTCCGAAGAAGGCTCTCCCCGTAAAAGAGAAGGTAAAAACCGTGATTCTCGAGCCTAAAATGACAAATGATGAGATTAAGGCAAAGGAGGGTGCCTATTTTACGGAGGCTGATGCCGATACCATTTTTGAGGAGGATGTTGATGTCTATGGTCTCGACGCGTCGACGGGCGAGAAGAAGCTTTTGGCCCGTTTTAGAAAACAGGTGATTCCGCTTGACCTCATTAAGCAGGGCTGGGAGGCCTACTATCAAACAGCTGCGGCATCCAGAAATCGCGGCGCAGCGGCGGGTCCAATCGATCTCGGCTCGAACTACTGGAAGAAACGGAAGCCAGTGGAGATTCAGGGCTGGTCGGCCAGATATAAGCAGGATGGAAAGACTTCTAAGATGCGTGTGAATAACAACGTCTATAGCTCTGTTCTCGGTTACTTTGAGCAGACACCCTTCATGGGTCTGCCCTGTCGCCTAACCTCCTATACACAGAAGTATTTTCAACAATATAGACATGGCCTGCCCTTCATCAAGGCTATTGACGGAGTATTTAAGGAGCTCATTCCTGATAGGCACGCAAAACAGAAGGCAGCGGCGGCAGCGGCACCGCAGTATCAGATAGAGGATACGGCCTTTTCATCCATCACGATCAATCGTAACTTTCGCACTGCCATGCATATGGATGATGGCGATTTCAGAGAGGGCTACGGAAATCTCAGTGTTATTGAGCGGGGAAGGTATACGGGCGGCGCCACCATTTTCCCGCGGTTCCGTGTGGGATTCAATGTGCGCACGGGTGACTTTCTTGCCATGGATGTGCATGAGTGGCACTGCAATACGGAGATGAGCGAGTCGGCCAGCGACAAGGCCTTCAACAAGGCGTTGCCGAAGATTCACAATGCCTCTGTTGAGACTGGCACGATGGGAAGTGAGAAGCCCTTTACACGAATCTCCTTTGTTTGCTATCTACGCGAGAAGCTGCGTGGCTGTAAGAATAAGGAGACGCAGGCCTATTATAAGCGGATTTCCTTTCATCCTACGCATGGGCCTATTAAGACACGAAAGAAACGGAACTAAGTAACGCCAAGTGCCAAAGACGGTACACTTATTTTGGAATAACACGGTAGGAGAATGGCTACACATTTCAATAAAAATGCAAATGCAAATGCACCTGCAAATGCAAATCCGAGTCCACCTACAAATGCTAAACCCAGAGCCAGTATTCCAGGGTTAAGCTGGCCTTCTTGGGCACCTCAGGAAGTTACACCCATACTCTCATATATCTTCTATGGCTCTCTTGTTGTTCTCGCCGTCTTTATCATTCTTTTTATCATACATTTCACAGTGTATCCCATATTTTCCTTCAAGCCAGGCGATCCTGGTATAGTGTCAGTTCCGACATCCTCCGACAAACAAGTTGACTTTACGAAGGCGCCTGCAGGAAATGATATTTCGGGGCAGTTTACGAAAATAGTACCCTGTGGCTACACAATCTCGATGGATTTGTATCTAACGGGGCAGTTTGTTCAACAAACGGCACCACGCATAATCATGTATAATGCAATGAGCCGTGTTACAACTTCTCCAACAAAGACTAATCTGGCGACAACCTTTCCACAGGCTAATCTCGTTTTATGGTTAGATCCTGCTCTAAATGATTTATATGCCAGCGTCATTACGTTGGATACGAGTGGAGGTACCCCATCAGTTCAGACAACCAAGCCGATTGTAAATGTTCCCATGAAGTCACCCTTCCGCGTGACCTATGTCTATGATCAGAGATTTTTAGAAGTCTATCTAAACGGTTATATGGAAACTTCTATGTCCTTTCAGCATAGCCCTAGAGGATTGTCAAGTGCAGCACCCTTTTTCTTTGGACATCTTACATCCAGATCAAGTTGTCTGGTTGGAAATGTGGCCTACTGGCCCAGAGAGCTATCGTCGAGAGAGGTGACAGCAGATGGAACACCGAAATCTACAGTGGCCTTCTTTAATCCATGAGGCACTTATTTTATGCACATATCGATAGAATGGGCTGGTGGGTACCAGTTGCTCTTGTTATAATGTTAGGAATAGTTTTAATCATGTATTTTTCTCCTAGTTTCTTTAAAAAGAAGACATTCACGGCGAGCGGACCCTTTAATCTATCGTCGCCCCAGACTGCGATTCCTTTTGAATCATCAAAACTTCTCTTAGAGCCTCAGTTCACGGCACAGGCCTTCGTTTATCTGAATCCTATAATGAAAACAGGATCGCATGTAAACTGTGGAATAGATCCCAAGCAACCCTCCTGCTTGGACGGATCCTTTCAACCCTGTCTGTGTAATGATCTAAGTGGCTGCGGATCCTGTCTAAATCGTGGCTACTTTAGAATCATCGATCTCATGGGCATCGCTACACTGGAGGTTATGCCAGTCCCCGACGCGAGCCGCCAAGGCGCCATGGCCACCCATCTATATGTAAAAACAGAGATGATGAATACATCCGGTGTAGCACCTAGACATCACTACTATATTGAAACTATTCAGCTACCTCCGACTCCCGTCCAGAAATGGGTCATGATCACTATAGCACGTGAAGGGCGTCAGTTCGATATCTATTACAATGATGCCTTGGTGAAGTCACAGAAGACAATGTTTATGCCCATCTCAAATAGTACTCAGACAAATCTGAGCGGAGTACTTTCCGGGTCGACTGGTCTTAATGGACATGTGGCGAATATTATACTACATCCTAATCGGCTTACTATCTTTGATGTCGAACGAGATTATAAGACTCTGGCGGATACTCGTGGATCTCCTTATCTGGATTCGGCTGGAGCAGCCACTCTATCGAGTATGGAACAGCATGCCGTGGATGGAATCATCCCCGAGTATGGTTTCCGAGTGAATCTTAGTTTTCCAAAGATAAGTTTCTGTTTATCGGGTAACTGTAAGGCGCCGGCTGTGCTTCCTCCATCTAATGCGATATGGGCGTCAAACTATGCCTAACTTTGTAAGACCTCATGCAACATTAAAATAGCATCAAGTGCCAAGATTAATCCTGGCACTTGATGGTAGTCCGTGGCGCTTAAATTATGCACTTCACGATAGAAGTGAGCCATGAATGCCTCAAATGGATCGGCGCGGTCAACTATCTTTAGCCGCGGGACACTTATTATTGTGTCTATCTCCCTTTTAATCCTTTATCTTGTCTACGGGTTCCTGTATTCTTCTGTTACAAGTTCCCCTACGGTTCTCGTAACCACGGAAATAAACGCCCCCCCGACTACTCCTCTAAAGTCTACGGATATCCCTCAGCCCTTTGAAGGCGGAGACTACAGCTTCAATACCTGGATTTATGTGAATAACTTCCGCGATAACATAAATCAGCTCAAGCCTATCTTTGAGCTGCAGGGACTCAGTCCGACGGGCGCCTTCTCTACTCTCTATGTAGGCCTTGGTGCACGGTCGAATACCTTGGTAGTTAGAACACACAGTAACGGCCCGGGTTCTGTATCGGGCACGCAGGGCTCAACTCCTGCGGCTGCTAATGTACAAGCCTTCCAGAGTGGCCCCGCGTCTTCTGTAGACGGAAGCCTCATTCTTCCATACACGAGTAACTTTATGACCGGAATGGATGGAGACAGTGAACCCGAGGGACCAACCTGCGATCTTCCATCAATCGATCTTCAGAGATGGGTAATGGTGACAGTCATTCTCAGTGGCCGTACAATCGACGTCTATATGGATGGCAAGCTCTCTCGTTCATGTGTAACGAGATCCTACTATAAGGTGGATCCGGCAGGAGTGATCCCGGTCATTCTAGGAGCAAAGTCTTCATCTCCCTCAGTTAATATCTATGTGGCAGGCCTATCAGTTGCGCGCTTTGCACTGACTCCCGGAGAAATCTATCGCATGTACTCAAGTGGCCCGAAGGCGAATCAGACCTTCATGAACTGGCTGATGTCACTGGTCACCGGATCGCAGCCGACCTAATGTGTTATGTAAAGTCAAATACTACCGTGTTATGCCAAGTTAAATGCCTCTCTAAGAGGCATTTAACATGGCCTACAAAACTACGTAGGCAAGTTTGGATTAACTCCTTTGGATTTATTAATCTTGGCACACGATGTTATAAAGAGAGGCTTCTTAAATTTAGAACAACACGTTAGATAGGGCATGGACACAATTCAAAACCAGCTAAGTACGCCATCGAGCCAGATTATAACAGGCCTTACAACTATTGCCATACTTTTCACTACAATGTTTGTGCTAGAATATGTGTATTTCGCATCTGACTCTGCCTCCAACCGGTTTAATACACTGGTCGGATACACGGCCTCTTCTACAGATGGCCCGATAGTTATTAAACAGAGTGGTCAGGATTCGCAGCCCATCGGTCTCTCTGTGAATGAGCGCACTGGCATCGAGTTTTCATACTCTTTTTATATCCGCGTGCTATCAAATACCTTTGACGGAAATGAGGGTCTCAAACACGTCTTTCACAAGGGTTATAGCTCTCCATGGCCTCTTATGGGCCCAGGAGTCTTCATCGACGGTGTAAAGAATAAGATGCGCATCTTCATGAATACCTATGCAAATCCCTATAAATATTTGGACGTGCATAACATCCCGGTAGGAAAATGGTTTCACGTAACAATCAACTCCTACCGTCAGGGTATCGATGTCTATGTAAACGGAAGCCTCGCGAATCGCATGAAGTTTACAAACACACTTCCATACCAGAACTTTGGGAATATCAATATCTTCCAAACGTCAAATCTCAGAGTTCCCGGATCAACGATTCCTGCCATTCACGGCGAGGCGGGTCCAGAGAACTTTATCGTAAATGGCGTATTTAATGGATCGATTAGCAACCTTCGTTATGCGCGCTATGCACTTTCAACAGGTGAGATCAATCGCCTGATGGCGCAGGGGCCCTCACCTATTGTGAAGACTACTCCTTCAGATACGCCTCCCTATATGGCAGATGACTGGTGGTCAAATCAGATGACTGCATATTGAAGATACTGTAAAGTACCAAAGTTAAGAATGCCTATTAGGTGTTCTTAACTTAGCCTACATTATAGCTTTAGCACAGAAGGGTCTAAATAAAGTTAGCCATTCCCGATAGGAAATGACGGGAGGTGGTATCGTTGCCCTAGTGTCCTATGGGACACAGAATGTCATTCTCAGTGGAAATCCACAGATGACATATTTCTATAAAGCCTTCAAGCGATATTCCCACTTTGCTACGGAAAATATCTCGATTCCGCTGGATGGCCCGAATGAGCTCAACTTTGATAATCCGGTCCAGCTACGCGCGAAGATTCCACGCTTTGGAGATCTTGTTTCCGAGATGTATTTTGTCTTTCGTATTCCCGATATATATAGCAAACTCGCAGAATCTCTAGATCGCGCCCAATATGAGTTCCAATGGTCCAAGTATCTCGGTGCGGCCATTATTCAGAATGCTGCCTTCTTTGTTGGTGGCCAGAAGATTCATGAGATCGATGGAAACTATTTGCTATCGAGAGCCCTACTTGACTATGACCAGGATGCCTTTCAGGGCTGGCAAACCCTGGTTGGAAATGTTCCGGAACTGATCAATCCGGCCTCAGGATCCTATGGGGGCACGGGGGGTGGCTATCCGACTGTGCATCCTGCACCCGATGTTGCTACACAGATAAATCGACCCTCTATCCTTGGTCGAGACATCTATGTTCCACTGAGTTTCTGGTTCACGGAAGATAGCTCCCAGGCTCTTCCTCTTATTGGTCTCCAATATCACGACTGCGAGGTTCAGCTCACTCTCGCACCTATTTCAAGCCTCTATACTGTTCTAGATGCGAATGGATATCGTGTGAATCCGAACTACTCTATGGATACCGACGCAGTCTCTGTACAGAAAAATCTTCCGGAATATGCCGCGTCGGCTGATCCAACTACGCAGATTCGAAATTTCTTCACAGATATCGGTTACACGGTTCCACCGATGAACTCCTGGTTTATCAATCCCCGTCTAGAAACAACCTTTGTCTATCTTCCACAGGATGAGCAGAAGATATTTGCCCAGCAGTCGCTATCCTATGTAATGACGCAGGTCACGCGATATCCCTTTCCAGGTCTCATAAGTCGACAGGTCTTGGACTTATATACGCATAATCCGGTGACACGCCTTATTCTCTTACAGCGCCGCTCAGATTCTGTGCAGCGAAACGATATTGCGAACTTTACGAACTGGGCGGCGTGGCCTGTCGCCCCCTTTTCGGCCACACCGGGTCTAGATCCTACGATTCCCTCTTCAGGTCTTCTTTTACCGAATAGCCAGATCGACATGATTCGTGCCCTGCGTGTTCTTTGTGACGGAAATGAGATTCAGGAACAGAAGCCAATCGACTATTTTACCAAGGTCAGCACCTATAAATACACGAAGGGTATTGGTCAGGATGGTCTTCCGATCTATTCCTTCCAGCTCCATAGTCCGAGTACGCAGCCGACAGGGTCCATCAACTCGAGTCGTATTAAGAACTTCCAGATTGAGGTTGATGTATTTCCTCTGCCTGCAAATACGACCTACACCTATGACCTTAATATCTATGTCGAGAATATCAACTGGTTTGAGGTGGCCTCTGGAATGGGTGGACTCAAGTATGCTCTTTAGTATCCTTCAGCCGCACATCGGGATACAATCGTGTCTTACTGTATTTTTCTCGCTTGATCCAGCGAAGCTTCACCAGATCGGGCCAGGTAGCCTCGAGCCACTTGGCCTCGGCCTCCATGGGCCTCCAATCACGAAACTCCTCCGCCCCACCCTTTTCTGTATAATACGACGTCTTGGGCGCGACATCATTCATACGGATAACGGCTCCATCCTTCTCATAGAACTTCAAGGTCCGCTCATAGTCCTCCTTGAAACTCTCGCAGTGTAGCTTAAGAGCAGCGCCCGGGTTGAAACATCCGGCCATGACTCCTATGATAAAACGGAGATCCGTAGTATGTCCCGGCTTCATAAAGAATCCATTCGCTGTCGGATAGATTCCCCAGTAACTACAGCCGACCTCCTTACAGAGTTGAAATCCACGGCGAATCGTCGCATCCAAGTCTCGTAGAGGTCTCTCATGGCGCTTCGCTCTCGCATCATACTCTATAAAGGCTGATACGTCATCGTCGATTTGTACAAGAGGCTTTCCAATCGGAAAGTAGCGCATAATAAACATACGCTGGGGTCCAATCTTAGGAACACCTACGACGATTCTGTTGTAGGTTCCTGGATCGAGACCCGCCTTATAGGCCGCCTCTTCCTCCTTATTCGCAACAAAGATGTAGATTTTTTTAGAGGGAATCTTATACTTCGCCAAGATGGCCATGGTCTTTTCCTTGAGGGTTTCGACACGCTTATAGGAGGGTATGGCGATAACATAGTCTGATGTCTTTCGAGTCGCACGACTCATCCTAATCTAGGTTTATTTTATAAGGTTTCAATTCTCAAACTACAGATAGGATGGATTTCTTAAACCGTGCTGCAGGTACAGTTACCGGTGGTATAGGAGGTGGTGCAAGTTTTCTTACAAATACGATTGGGAAGGGTGTCGGTAAAATAGCAGAAAAGGCTGCAGATACTGCTGCAGATGCTGCTCTCGCGCCCTTGAATTTGATTGAAACCAGTATCAGCAGTGTTTCGAACCTTGGCCCCGATATTGTAGCCAACAGACGTGCTAAGATAAACACAATGTTATCAGATATTCAATCAGCAGCGACAAGATATAATGCGGAAACATCTGCAAAAAGGATGCGAGAAGTCCGAGCCACTATAACTGCTCGAGTGAAGGAGGTAAACGACGATTCCACTGTTCCGCAGGATATCAAGGACAAATATGCAATAATCTTAGATAATAGTGGGGCGAGCCCAGAAGATCTCTTAGATAATCTGGCAAATGCGGATGACGATTTGCTCGTTCATGAAAATAAGGAGTTTAGCGCATGGCGCCTAATAAAGCGTTCTTGGAGATTAACATCCGATTATGTCTACTATATTATCCTGCTAGTAACAATGATATTTGGTGGAGTTATTCTATCGAATGTCTATATCAATGAAAAATACCTACCGATTCGCCTCTATTATTTCTTTTATGGAATTATATTCTTTCCAGCCTCTCTGGCCTATGGTATCATAAATCCGCCAGTATGGAGCGCCACCTTGTTTCCCTTATTTCAAATCGCAGGACCCCAACCCTTTGTACAGGGTCCAAAGGTTGGAGGTGCGGTTCCAACAGATATCGCTCAGGGTACAGGAATAGTTGCACAGCGTTCAAGTGTATTTCAATCTAAGAAGGATGTTCGTAAAGATATTGAAGAAGCAGTCCGTATGGGAATGACTCGAGAAGAAGCAGTTCAAAAGGAGATTACTCAACTTGAAGAGAAGGGTGTTACTACAGAGGCTGCTGTGCGAGAGATAAGCTCGATTGTTCAACCAAGCGGCCCTAGTGTATCTGGAGCCGTCACATTTATAAAACCACCCACCTTTGAACAGAGAATCACCGCAGTTCTTTCCAGCCTTTTTGGTTATAAGGCTATCGGTGGATCTACCTTCGGTATGCGCGTGGTATCCATTGTTCTTTCAGCCGCAACACTCGGAATGGCCTATTCTCGTGGGGATATTAATAGTATCTATTCTCGAGTAACTGAAATATATAATCTGGGTCAAGTAAGATAATACGGTACCGCCAAGTGCCAAAGTTAAGAACGCCTATTAGGCGTTCTTAACTTAGCCTACTTGCCTATGTAGTGTTGTAGGCCAAAACACGGTAGTCATGGTCTAAACTTGACCCGCCTATTCAAGATAGAATGGCAAGCCAGAAGGAACGAGACTTCCCCTTTGTGTCTGTTATAACACCTACCTATAATCGCCGCCGTTTTATCCCTCATCTGATCGCCTGCTTCAAACACCAGGCCTATCCCAAGGATCGCATGGAGTGGATTATTCTCGATGATGGATCTGATCCAATCGAGGATCTCTTTCTGAATTCCAAGTCACTGGAAGGGTACAATGTCCGCTATATTAAGGAGGAGGACAAGCGCACGATCGGTTATAAGCGCAATCGCCTGAATAAGGAGGCAAAGGGCTCAATCATTGTAGCCATGGATGATGACGATTATTATCCGCCCGAGCGTGTGCCCGCCGTCGTGCATGCCTTTAAGGCCAAGCCTGGCATAGAACTCGCAGGATCGTCTGAGATCTATATGTATTACAGCGACATTAAGGTAATCTATCGACTTGGACCCTATAATGATCGGCATGCGACCAATGGTACGATGGCCTGGCGATCTTCCTACGCGGCCGCCCATCTCTATGATGAGACGGTGACTCACGCAGAGGAAAAGTCCTTTCTGGAAGGGTATGTACACCCCATGATCCAGCTGGATCCGATGAAGGTCATGTTGGTCATGAGTCATTCCGAAAACACCTTCGACAAGAAAAAGATGCGCGAAAATCCCTCGCCCGTTGTCCATAAGACTCAGATGAAGCTGCGTGCCTTTATTAAGGAGGCAGCCTTGCGCGACTTTTATGCGACTGCTTAAGTATTGTGTAGCTAATGGCTTTAAGATTGTCTCTTGTTATATACACAGATGTCGTACTTGGAAAGTGCAATGCGACGCATGAATATTATGCTTGATGTCGTGAATCATGGTCTCACGGCATCAAGTCCTTTAAAAGAGGTCCCCGCAGACACCTTTAAGATTCAGCTCAGGCAGCACCAGCAGGCCGCTCTGGCCGCAATGGAAGAAAAGGAGAGAAGTCTAACAGGAGGTCTTGATGTCTCAGGTGAAACTCTTTACGGAGATCACGCCATACTCGGTGACTCTGTCGGAGTGGGAAAGTCCTATATGGTTCTTGGGCATATTGCTCGTATTATGCGCGGGGCCGTGAAACCTCTGGTCACGCGTATGGAGGTCCAGAGGCATGCCTCTTCGCACCTCTTCAGCACAAAGAAGAAGATTTATGAAGATGTATCAGAGGCCGGCTGTATTATTGTAGTGCCTCATACACTCTTTCGTCAGTGGTCGGGCTATATCAAGCAGACAAACCTCAAGGCCGTTCTGCTTGACAAGATCAAACTCTTTGATACAGTGGAGGGTGAGAATGCTCTACTAAAGTCTGTTATGGAGGCTGATCTCGTTCTAGTGAGCAATACTCTTTATAAGCGCCTCAGCCAATGGCAACGCGAGCATCATATTCGATGGAAGCGAGCCTTCTTTGATGAGATGGATACCATGCACATGACCCAAGGGCATGCCAAGCCAGTCGCCCGTTTCAGCTGGTTTATAACGGCCTCTTGGATGAATATTCTCTTTGCGAATGAAACGATTATCTTTCCTTCATGGGTCATCGAGTCTACCATTCTAAATCCCACGAGTCCCTACTCGGTTTTGGCTCCTCACTTCAACGGAGTCGGTTCAAATGGAGGACCCTATCGTTATCTACGATTTAATATGACCTCCTATAACTACTATCGTGAGTATCTCGATACATCGCATCCCTTACGCGGTCATCTGGTTGTGCGATGTGATGACGCCTATATTCAAGAATCCATCTCTCTACCACCCCTCTATCGCCAAGAGATTCTTTGTAGATCGACGATTGCGCACCAGATTGTGGGTGATGCCGTGCCCACTGAGGTCCAGAATCTTCTGCATGCGGGTGACGTAACAGGTGCCATGGAGGCTCTGGGGATTAAGGCGGAGGACACTACAAATCTGATCGACGCTGTCACGAAAAATCTGCAAAAGGAGCTGACCCGTCTCAATCAGACTTTGGATTTTAAGTCGAAGCTGGAATATGCCGTGGCGGCGACGAAGGTCGCTACTCTAAAGTCACTGGAGGAGAAGATTGCACGTGTGACCGAGCAGATTGAGACCATTCGTTCTCGTATTGAGGGATTCAAGTCGGAGACCTGTCCAATCTGCTATGATGAGCCCTCTGAACCCACTGTTACACCCTGTTCACACATCTTTTGCGGCCAGTGTATTCTTGCCTGCTTGACAAAGACTCCTGCCTGTCCTATGTGCCGTGAGCCCATTCATCCGAACAGGCTCATACGCCTTGGTACAGGAAATCAGATTGTATCGGCGAAGAAGGATGAGCCCCAGCTCGAGAAGAAGTCGGATGCTCTTCTTCGGATTATTCGGGAAAATCCTGAGGGCCGCTTTCTTGTCTTCAGCCGCTACGATAATCCCTTTAGCTCGATTGAGAAGGCCATGGGTGATGATGGACTTACTGTGAAGCAGCTCAAGGGCAATAAGGATGTGATCGCGTCGACGCTGAACGCCTTTGATAAGGGGAAGTTCCGCTGTCTTCTTTTGAATGCGGGCTATGCGGGGGCGGGTCTCAATATCACGGCGGCGACGCATGTGATTCTTCTTCACGCTATGACCAGCGAGGAGGAGAAGCAGATTCTGGGGCGTGCCTATCGTATGGGGCGGAATGGGCCGCTGCAGTTTATTAAGCTTTTGCATGCTGATGAGCTTCAGCAACCTACGGTCGCCTCAGCATAGGGCTCCTGGCGGATTGCCGAGATGCAGTCGCATGTGATTCAGTCTAAAATTAATCATTTGGGTCACTGTTACTTCAAATAACACAATGAAGTTCCCTGTTACTCGTGAAAGCCTTCAAGCATTTGATTATGCCAAAGATCAGGAAGAACTAAGAGAGGAGGAACTTCAGAAAAGACTTATGTCCATACTTGACGGGCTCTGTAAGGAATTTAAGCAGTCTATGCCCTCAAAAGAAAGGAAGTTCGTATGGCGTCGTGGCCTTCACAATGTTACAATGATGAATCATCAAGATATGAATTTATCAAAGAAAGATTATATTCCTATCTTTATTGATAAAGTAAAAGAAGTCTTTATCGGTTGTGATATTATTATTGACCCATTGAAGACGTATCTTATTATTGATTGGTCTTAATGTTAGTTTTCAGCGCTACGCCTTAAACAAACTTAGGCCGAGTCGCCTTCGAGTATTTTCTACTAAATCGCAAGATAAATACCTTTTTTCACCCCGTTATAGTATTATAAAACGACTGTAGACTCACTGCCTCATATCTCCGAACCTTATCGGACTTCATTGTGCCCTCTTGGAGCTCAGTGAAGGCATACATGGGCGCTAAACGCACCGGAGCCTGTCGCGTCTCCGCGATCTCACATAAAAGCTTCCAGGCATTGAACATGGCCGACTGCTTCGTCAGAACCGGCGTATAACGGAAATCACTGGTCGCCGGCTTCTCTGTTCCAGCGGGTAAGGGAGCCTCCACGGCCAGACGGAGACTAATCGTCTTAAGCTTCAGCTTGAGTGACAGCGGAAGAATCGTCCAGCATTGGTAAAAGAAGGCCCAGAAATCTCCCTGATCGGAGACCTTGTACGCCCGGAAAAGAGAGGCATATAAATCCCAGGCAGCCTCCGTATTTCCCTTGGACGCCTCCACCCGCTCCGGAAGATTTTCCAGAGAAATGAGGCTGGCCAGATTTCCCTCATTATTCTCAATGTCCAGATCCAGCAACGGATCCCATTCACCCCAGAGAGTCCACCAGGCGACCGGTAGAACTCCCTCCGGAACCTCCACCATCTGATCCAAGGACTCGAGGCCGGAAATCTGGCGCTGGAGAGATCGGAGATCTCCCGAATAACTTTCCGGAGGATCGGTGCCCAGCCATTCCTTGAGGCGTTCCGGAGCGGCCGGATTCATGACAAAGGTGAGACACAGCTTAGAAATCTGTTGAAGTGTCCGGGTGTCCAGAGAGTTGCTGATGAGAATAAGAGGTCGAGCCTCCTTGACACCCTTCGATTTGAGGTAGGTATAGAGCTCCGAGAGTCCTCCTCGCTCACCGTTACTGAGACCATCAATCTCATCTAAGAGAACACCTATTCCGCCCCGTTTTCCAGACTCAATCATTTGTACGATCCCTCCTTCCTGGAGCAAGGGGAAGATGATCTTCCTAAACGAGGTTCCCGATCGCGTATGGCTTGCATTGAACTCGACGGTTTTTAGTCCTGCCGCGCGAAAGACACGATGAGCGAGAGTGGTCTTTCCGATTCCTGGAGGGCCAAGAAGTAAGACTGCTGCCTGCTGTCGATGAGTCAGCCATTCGGAAATACTAGACTCTATTTCTGGATGCAGACAGAAGGTTTCCGGATTCCGGGAACCTTCCATTCTGTTAACTGTGGTATGTCAAACTTAAGCCCCTCACGCAGGTGGCTTAGGAGGAAGATTCGTTCCGCAGGTTCCCTCCGTATAGAAACCTTCCCAGGTTACTCTCTTTCTGACAGATTCATCACAAAGACTCTTCAAGCGATCCTTTGGATCCTGTGCAGTATAGAGGTGAAAGATTGTATCCTCAGAAGTCGATCCAGGCGTCCATCTGGCGATGCCACTATAGATACCAGCCGTGTCAACGCATACCGTCTCTGGTACAGCTCTAGCTGTACCAGCCGGAGTGGGGGTAATCGTGACGAGGCTCATGAAGTCGGGGCATACATTTATAAGAGGAGGCCACGTGCCACCGCGACTTGTCTCTGTGCCGGACGGTAGGAACCAACGAGACCCAAAAAAGGCAGAGATTACGACGGATCCTACGAGATAGATTGATCCAGTAGTGCTCTTATTATTCTTAAAAAAGTAATAGGTTCCGCCAAGAACAGAGGCAATCACCAAAAATAAATATAAGTAGAACGACAGATCCATCTACCATAGCCTGCCAAAAATACCGCTACAGTCAAGTGCCAGGATTAATAACTCTAAAGGAGTTATTAATCCAGCCTACTTGCCTATGTAGTGTTCTAGGCCGTGTTAAATGCCTCTCCAAGAGAGGCATTTAACTTGGCACAACACGATACAGTCAAGTGCCAAAGTCAAACTAAAATCCATATTTGGCAACCAAGGTCACATTGTAGGACGCGTGTCCGGTTACCGTGCTCTGTGTACCAGCTCCGTTGAGCCCTAGAAGAATATATCCTGTATTGAATCCATCATCAGTAGAGGTAGAGATCCCTCCCGAAACACCACCAGTCTCAAATGCACGGGGGTCAACGTATTGAACCTTGCGAAAGGTCAGAGAACTACCGTCTGAAAGAGTCGCCATAATAGTTTTACCCATATCCTTATACAGATCACCGGCACTTCCTGTTCTAGAACTATAGGAGGTCAGGGCTCCACTTCCTGCTGTTTGCACTGCAAGTACTGATGCAAGTGTGTAAATATTAGCCTCCTGTGATGCCGCAATTGCTATGAAATATCCGGCGTCAGCACTAATCTGTTTTGTTGATCTGAGGACCGATGTCATCTAAAAGTCTTACAGAAAAATAGACAGGGCATACAGAATGAACTCGGACTTCATCCTTCCTCAAACAGCCAATGCCGCCGGCGGTCGAAATGGCCGTGTGGCAGGTGCCGGTGATTTCACGAATGAGATCGGCATCCCGGGATTCGCGACACAGACTGCTGTCGAGACAGACTTTCAGAATGACATGCTCCGGGGCAACTGGGAGAAGACGCCAGTGAGTAACGGTTTCTTTTCATCGGAAAACATTGAGCGGATTCAGCAGCTGATTCGCAAGGCCGTCTATGATCGCAGCACACCCAAGGGCTACGTCATCGACAAGCAGTCAGTGGATGAGCTGAAGATTATCACGCGCGCCATCTATTATCAGTATGCGCGGAACCTCCCTACGGCGGTCATGGAACAGATTGCGGATCTGAACTCGAAGGTGGTGGAGTGGTCGGTGCCCCATATTCTATCCGCGGTCGACCACTATCAGTTCTATATCAAGGATATCAGCCACTTGCCCGTACCCTTGGAGCAGCCGCAGCACCTCAGCAGCGCGGGAACAAAGACGTTGCCGATGAACCCCTTTATGTGATTCTTATCAAAATCTCCTGTAGGAAGATGCGCAGCAAAACAAGAAGGGTTCGAAGAACTATACCAAAGGTGATTATACAAACTGCGAAGGATCCCATTGCGCCAAGAGTAGTGAGCCTCTTAAAAAAACAGATTGATGGCTACGAGTATAAATTCTTTAGTGACGAGGATATTTTAACCTTCTTTAAAGAAAACCCAGATCGCCAGTATCCTCATATTACAGAAGTCTTTAACAGCTTCACACAGGGGCCGCATAGAGCTGACCTATTTAGATATTACTATCTGTATAAGAAGGGAGGAGTCTATGTCGACAGTGATCTCATGATCTATGATCCGGTTGATGGGATTATTGGAAAGAATACCTTTGTGTGTGTGTGGGATGTTAAGCATAGAGGCGCAGCCTTTAACGGATTCATAGGGGCTGTTCCTGGCCATCCGATCATAAGGGCCGCACTCAAGAAGTTATATCTTACCCCAAATAGGGTTCTAGTAAAGGATTATTTCGCGGTCTGTAAGGATCTAGGTAAAATCATTTCGGAGTTTCGAGGAGCTGGTGCCAAGATGTTAGTCGAGGTCAGAGTAGTATCAGATAAGAGCTGTGAGATCATAGATCCCGATACGGGTAAGATATCTCTTATTCATTACTACGATTCACCGGTTCCAGTCCGCAAAAATTGAGCCGGGTTTAGGCCGTGAGTCGAGGTACGAACATGCCTCCGATTATTCTGTCTCTCGAGGGCAATATTGGCGCTGGAAAGAGCACGCTGATCGCGGCTCTTAAGGCGGCGCATCCAGAGTGGCACTTTGTCGATGAGCCGGTTGAGGAGTGGCTAGAGCCGGATTCGACGGGTCGGAGTCTACTCAAGAACTTCTATGAGGACAGGCGGCGTTGGGCCTACACCTTCCAGAATGCGGCGCTGCTAAGTCGATCCAAGGCTCTTCGGAACTGTGTCTCTGCCCATGCCTTCTCTCAGTCGCAGGTCTTTGTCACAGAGCGTTCCATTGAGGCGGACAAGAATATCTTCGCGGCCATGCTCACTGCGGAGGGTGAGATGAGCCCTCTCGAGTGGACACTTTACATGAAGTGGTATGCGATGACGCAAGCCTCGACGCCGGCCATCACAGGCTATATCCATCTCGATACGCCGGTGACAATCTGCCACGAGCGTATCGAGAAGCGTGGGCGTCCTGGAGAGATCATTGAGGTTGAGTATCTGGATCGTCTGGATTCGTATCACTTTGGGTGGCTGCACGCGCCGGCCTTTGTAACGCCGGTTCTGCGCTACGATACCTATTCTCAGCCTAAAGACCAGTCATCTATAAAGGATGTGGAAGCGTTCGTGGAGCGGCTTCCCACGTGGCCCTGGGTCCAAAATTGACAGGGTTTTGGCCGGTAGTGGTTAGTGTGAGAGGCGGTTCACAAAGGGTCCGTTGGACCAGTAGTTCATCACACGTAGTGTGGTTTGCCATCTGGTCCCCTGGACCAGTAGTTCATCACACGTAGTGTGGTTTGCTATCTGGTCCCCTGGACCAGTAGCTCATCACATGTAGTGTGGTTTGCGATCTGGTCCTTGGACCAGTAGCTCAGTTGGTAGAGCGTCGTGCTTATAGAGAATATCTATACAAATGTCACGCGAAAGTCGCGGGTTCAATCCCCGCCTGGTCCATTTTTTATTGTCGTTTTACGGCTGTAAAAAATGGGTGTTGTCTTACCAAGATACTCGTATCATTATAAGAAAGTTAGTTGAATGTAGCATCTTAAATTCAGCAGTTGGATATAGAGTCTTCAATGACTCTTTTATAGAAGAGGCATAGTGTATATATTTTGTACCTATTGGCATATCAGCAGAGTTTTTACCAGCCAGCATTCGTTTATAGATATGTTGCCGAATAATCCAGAGGACTTTCCTTTTAGAAAGGTCATCTTGCGTGTTAAGGAGTCTCATAAAGGATGTGCGCGGATGGTATTCATATGCTGATACCATATTATACTGTAAAAATAAGATTTTTCATAGTACAAATTTTATCGAGATATCAAACAGCCTTCTTTTTAAGAAGCTTGAACTTCTTCGGAGCCGCAACGCCAGCCAGAAGCGCCTCACGCGCCTTCTTCATGGCCTGCCACCCAGCCACGAAGTCATCCAGATCACGGAGCCACATGGCCGCGGCAGTCGTAGCCTCAAGCACGGCCACCGCATTAAGAGCATTAGTCACCGCCTTCTCCTGCTCCTGAATAGCCGCCGCCTTCACGCGATCCATACGCAGCCGCAGCAGATAGTCATACGAGTCCACGTTCTCCACATCAGGCCCCGACAGCGCCGGAAGCGAATGCGACTTCATCACAGCCACGATCGCCTCATCAGTTGCCCGACGGAGATCGATCGTGCCCTTGAGCACCGCCTTCAGGAACCGCGCCTTGGCATCCGCCTCCACCGCCTCCGCCTGGAGCCGCGCCATCTCCGAAGCCCGCCGCTCCTCATAGGCCGCCAGACGAGGCCCATAGTACGCCTCCAGCATGTCGCCCACGCAGCTATACTTGACAATCTTGGAGGCCACGTCAAAGGCCACCATGTTGGTCGTGCGCCACGTGTTCGTCAGCTTGAACCGCTTCTCAAACTCCTGCGGATTCTCCTTCGCGTCATCATAGTAGTCCGCCTCCAGCTCGAGATCGAACCGCACATCAACGTGGTTGTACAGATCCTCAAAGTTCTTCAGCACAGTCCCTTCGGCCGAGCACAGCTCATCCAGAAAGGCCTTGTAGTCCTGCGTCCAAACGCCCACCGGCAGCTCCGTGACAGATACCGTGCGCTTAGCGTCATCGAAGGTATAACAGCCCTTCGTGAGCCAGACGCCGTCCGAGACCTGCTGGATCGCGCCCTTGAACCCGAACCACCAAGGCCGCATTGCGAGATCGGCAAGAGTGGCACGCCGACCCTGAAGACGATCCCGAAGCAGGCCCACCACCTCCTCGGGATCGTGGGGCGGAATGTCCGTGCTGAAGCCAGTGCCAATGCCGATCGCACCATTGATCGCGAGCAGCGGCACAACAGGCAGATAGGTCTCCGGCTCCACGGCGAGTCCGTCATCATCAATGTGCTTTAGGATTCCCGCATCCTCCTTACGAAACAGAGCCTCGACGATGGACTCTAGATGCGTGTGAATGTATCGAGGCGAAGCGGCATCCTTGCCGCCGAGGAGTCGCGAGCCGAACTGGCCAATCGGGCACAGCAGATTGATATTGTTCGAACCCACGAAGGTCTGGGCCATCGATGTGATCGCCGCCGTAAGCGAGGCCTCACCGTGGTGGTAGGCCGCGTGCTCTGAGACGTAGCCCGCCAGCTGTGCCACACGGACCTCGGTCTTCAGTCCACGCTTCAGGCAGCCGAAGAGAATCTTGCGCTGCGACGGCTTCAGACCATCCATCACGGACGGAAGCGAGCGAATATTGTCGGCATTGCTGAAGTGAATAAGCTCGTCGTGAATGAAGCGCGAGTAGCCGATATGACCACCGGCTCCCGCAACCAGCATCCGCTTGGGATCGTAGCCGGCCAGCCACTCCTTACGATCATCGGCCCGCTTCTTGGAGAAGGCCAGAGACAGCGTGTCGTCCGTGGCACCGTCCCAGTCGTACTTGATCTCATGGAGATCCTTGAACCACTCCTGGGCCTCCTCGGGCGTGCTCGTGCCCAGACCCTTATAATACTTGAAGCTCCACCCCGTTCCAGAAGTGGCCTTCCAGGCCTCAAACTCGGCAGGCGAGAAGAAGCTCACCGTGGCACCGCGCCTCGTAGCCTTCAGGAGCGGCGTCGAGAGAGAGCACAGGAATCCGGCCTTCATCAGCGACGGCCACTCCGCATGAAACAGGTTCATCAGCAGACCCTTGATGTGCGATCCGTCCAAGTCCTGGTCCGCCATGACCATCACGCGACCGTAGCGGAGGGACTTGAGATTCGTATAGTTCTTGCCCTGCTCGAGGCCGAGGATCTTCTTGATTGAGGCCAGCTCCTCGTTCTTCGAGAACTTGTCCGCCGAGACATCACGCACATTCAGCATCTTACCCTTGAGCGGAAAGACGCCCCAGGACTCGCGGCCCACGACCTTGAGACCCGAGATCGCCGACGTCGCAGCCGAGTCTCCCTCCGTCAGGATTAGCGTGCACTCGCCCGACTTCGCCGTGCCCGCCCACAGCGCATCCACCAGCTTCGTCATGCCGCGCAGCGTCTTCTTCTTGGTACCATCCGACTTCTTGGCATCGCGATTCGCCTTCGCATCCAGGATCGCCGTGGCCTCGTCCATGAGACCCATCTTGACCAGCTGGGTCACGAGCTTCTCTGACTTGAAGACTGAGCCGAACTTGCCCACGGGCGTCGTGAGCGTCTCCTTTGTCTGGGAGTCGAAGGCCGGATTCACGATGGTCGCCGCCACAAAGAAGATGACCGAGTCCTTCAGCTGCGCCGGCTTGATCACCACCTTCTTCTTGGCCGCGACCTCACAGAAGTCGCCGATCACGGTGCTCACGACCTTATCGACGTGCTTACCACCCTTCTTGGTGTGAATGCCGTTCACAAAGGACACATGCTTCTCTTCGGGCACGTCCTCGAACAGCTGCTTCGCCATCACGGCCGCCACCTCCCAGCGATCCCCGCAGCGCTCATAGGCGATCGCCGCGCCATCCTTCACGAACAGACGCGTATACTTCTCAAAGGTGTTCGTGGCAATCGCGGCGCCATTGTAACTTACCTTCACGTCCTTGCCGGCGAGAGCCGCCAACTCGACCGCCCGCGTCTTGAGAACGGTCACCATATCAGCCACATTCAGACCCGGAAAGCGCGCAACATCGGGCTCGTAGGTCACGCGCACAAAGCCCTTCGCCTTGTCAGCCTTGACGGACGGCTTCCCAGCGACCGACATGTTATTCGTCCAGGTCTGGGAATACTTCTGGCTATGCTTCACGCTCCTAGTCTCGACCGTGAAGCTGGTGCTGAAGATGTTGGTCAGCTTCGCACCATAGCCATTCTTGCCACCGACGATTTTCTCCTCACCCTTGGCGTAGTTGCCGCTCGTGAGGAGATGGCCGAAGATCAGCTCAGGTGCCCAGACCTTCTCCGTCGGATGCATCTCGACAGGAATGCCGTCGCCGTCATTCTCCACTGTGATCTTGAGAGGATTCTCTGCGACCGTGATATCGATGTGCTTGATAGGAGTGCGACCGGCCTCCGTCGTGCTGCGAACCAGAGCATCACGGGCATTTACAAGAATCTCATCGAAAAGCTTGTAGAAACCCGGGTTGAAGTCGACGGCCTTGTAGACCATCTTTGCCCCATCGAAGACCCACCGCTGTTCCGCATGCGTATCCGTCGAGCCGATATAGGTATCGGGGAGCTCGAGGATGTGCTCGCGGTGCGTGTGCTTCTTGTAGGCGGAGGCGTCGGTCATTTATGCCAGGGGGGTCCCTTGGCTGGACCGGCAATTTTAGCGCCTTACAACCTTCAGAGGTACTCCTCCGAACTCTGAGGCCTTCTCTGAAAAACTCGAATAATAGGAGGCCAGGATTTCAGAGCATTTAGAGAGCGCCAAGAAATCTACAAATCCTGCCTTCATACCAGCCAGTGTATTACGATTGAGCGGTTCATCAAAGGTCAAAATGCGATTACCGTATTCGTAATGTAGCTTAACCTTTTCGAACTCTGAATCGGTCGCTAAGAAAAAATAGGTGGTTGCGGGGTAGGTCGCCATTACCTCTAGGAAGGCCTCCGTTGGCGAATGCTTGATCGCCTGCTCATTATCGGTTCGGCGAATGTGGATTCCAACAACGGTTTTATTAGCCAATAGGCTATAAACTCTGTCTATAAACTCTTGGCGTGGTTTCAGTTCTCTGAGGATAGAGGTTAACTGAGGCGACTGGTAAAAGTGAGTATAGGTTATGATATGCATATTCTTCGTTTTTGCTAAGGCTAAAAACTCTGCGGCATTATTGCACATGGTCGGCGGTGGAAGGATGGCACCACGCTGGACATTCGGATGCGGCTCAAATAGATCATCGAAGCCGATGCGGCATTCGTAACTCGGTGTCCATATTACGCGGACTGGAATACCCATCTCTCGCCCTATAGCAAGAGCAGAGGTGAGTGCCATAAGGCGATGTCCGAGGCCCGCCATAGCGGTAACAGTGAGGGTTTCCATTTTTGCAATAATCTAGCGCCGGGAAGTCTTTCTGCGAGATTTACGCAAGGCCTTGCGGGTTCGCTTGCCTCCATATGTCCTTCTTTCTTCGTGAAATTCAGCATTTTTATATTTATCAAAATGATACGGGTGTGTTTGTAGTATAGGAGTTGTCTGAAATATAACTTTATCAAAATGGACAAGAGGAAAGCCTTTATAAACGTGCTTTGTAGGGTTGATATATATGGCCTTGCCTAAATCTTCAATTGAACCATCTCTCCTTTTAATACCATACACACTTCCCTCTTTAATATTCTTAAATGAAACTGGTTTTGGGTTCCACGACATAGTCACTCTATGATATTATTGCAAAATAATATGTTAAACTATGAAGTCCCCTATCTTTGATACCTGAGGTAGATGTGCGATTCAAGTTGGATAAGAAGATGAAAGATTGCGTGCCATCTATCCGATACTATAGGATCTACTGACCACATCATACGATTTGAATATCCAGCGGATAAATATAAGACAGGAAGCCCAATATGCATTCCATATATTAATACAGAATGTGGAAAATCCAGGGAATGAATAGTTATATGATCATAAAGAGTAGCAAACCAATACGCGATACATGACAACACATCAATATAATAAACTGGGCGCCGTATTCTATCTGAGATTGACAGATAGCGTTTTGTATAATGATAGATTAAGGTCGTGCTGTAAAGCCAAATGGATGCTATAAACAAAATATCATTTTGTTTATAGTATGAGTGAAGAACTATGGTGGCAAAACTGAGAGAAGAGGCTTCACTTGGAAGCATATTAATGAGTATATCTACGATACATTTAGGTCTGTGATTACATGTTAGAATGCGTCATCATAGCATGATGCAGTCTGCCCGCAGCCCCCTCACTTGCTCTTGCATATTGCTGTGCCGCTCTTTTCATAACGGCTGCGTGTTTTTTTGCCTCTTTAGCATGCCCTATTTTTTCTGAAAGCGCTCTTTTTTCATCTTCTGTTATCGCAGCGTTATCAGATAATGATTTTAGAATGCCTTCAGCTTCTTCTATTGATTCGGCTGTAGCATCTTGTACAGAAACTAAATGTAAAAGTCTTTTTACATGCGCCTCTTTTTGAGCTACTTCGATTTTCTTGGCGGCCTCTTCCGCTGTTTTAACGGCGTGCGCAGCAACGATGGCAGCATTTTTTGCGAGTTCAAGAGCAATACCAGCCTCCTCAACTGCCTTGGCGGCTAAGGCGCGCTCTTCCGCCTCCTTTTTGTAGTTGGCCTTAGAGACCTTAGGCGCAGCATTATTTCGCGTTCTATTCTTAGCCAAGGCCGCTAAGGCATTTGCGCGTCTCTTTAAAGTTCCTGGAGAGTTCGCGCGTGCCTTCTTAGAGGGCATTCTATATTAAAATGCTATTTTAAGATAGAATGTCTTCGCATAAGTATGAGGCCACATATAATGGCGTTATGGAATGGGCGAACGCGGAGCTTGAGCATGTTGGCCGTATTGCCTCTATGAAGGACAAGGCTATCCAGTATAGTTATGCTCTATCTACTGTCAATGGGATGGCACATCTCCGGAATGCACTCGTTGAGATCGTTAATGATCCAGACTATGCGAGTCACAAAAGGGATCTTTTAAAGACTCATGATGCGGTCATTCGCGTTATGAAGCATCTGATTCGTGAATATCACGTTCGCTTGAGCACCATTAAGGAATTTAATGTTCGCCATGTTCTAGGTGATATGAGTTACTTGAAATCGAAACGTAAGACCCGGAAGCGCGTTTAGGCTCGGCGCTTGGCCTTGCGGGTCTTCTTATTCTTGGAGCGCCGGGTCTTACCACCGCCGGCGGCAGCAGCAGCGGCGACAGCATTATACATTGCCTTTTTTGCATCTAAAACACCCTTATGCTTGCCTAAAGCCTCATGGTAAGCAGTACATGCCTCTGTGTGCTTATATTGAGCTGGGTAAGGACATGAGTTCTTATTATTCTTCTTTACATTTGCCGGCTTCGATCTGGCATGACCAGTTTCATGATTCTCAATCTCCTTTTGCACGAGTTGCTTCCAGGAATCTAAGGGGCGATCTTGAGTTATTTTAGCCAGATTCATTAAAATCGTCTGGATATCATTCTCCGCAATAGTATGGTCTTCCACATTCTCAACTAATGCCTCTACTAGAACAGCCTTTACATCTTGGAACTTTACCATTTCTAATATATCCGCACAAGTTAAGTATGGCCAAGGGTGGAGGGTGTGGATGTGCTTTAAGAGGAGGCTTTTATCCCAGCATTATGCATGGCATTGCATCGACGGGCCCCTATTTCATGACGACAGCTGTAGCACAGGGCTTCAGACTTGTTCGGAATGAGAAGGAGAGAATGAGAGGCCGTAAGATAGGGAGCCGGAGGGCAAAAAAGTCTGGACGCAAGACCCGGAAGCGTTAAACTCCGGAAGGGTTTGGGTCGCCTTCGCCTTCGCGCCCCTTTGCCTAAAGCGATTTCGTGAAGGAGATCTAGAATGGCAAGCGTCAAACCAAACGCGAACGGAAACCTCTTTGAGATTAAGACTGTACAGTCCGGAGCCTTCCGTACCCTCATCGAAGCCCTCAAGGAAATCCTTACGGAGGCCAATCTCGAGTTCGATTCCCAGGGCATTAAGGTGATGGCCGTTGACGAGACTCACACGGTTCTTGTGTATCTCAAACTTCTCTCCGATCGCTTCGAGACCTATTACTGCCCGGCCAAGCACGTACTCGGTGTGAATATGATCTATCTTTTCAAGCTCATCAAGACCATGGGCAACAATGACTCGCTCACACTCTATCTCCCCGCGTCCAATCCCAACAAGCTCGGAATCCGTATGGAGAACTCCGAGAAGTCTACCGTCACGAACTACTTTCTCAAGCTCTTCGATACGGATGTGGAGGATATTCAGATTCCAAGCCTCAACTTCACGAGTATCATCCACATGCCGAGCATTGATCTCCAGAAGATCTGCCGCGATATGAATGCGCTCGGTGAAAAGCTCGACGTGGAGATCACGTCCTCGGGCTCAGATCTTATCTTCAAGTGTTTCGGTGATTTCGCCGAGCAGGAGACCATCATATCGGAGAATACCACGTCCAATATGAAGGTGCATAAATCGGGCACAGGGTCTGACATCGTTCAGGGGATCTTTCAGTTGAAGCATCTCGTTCTTTTTACGAAGTGCACCAGCCTCTGTCCTTCAATCGAGCTTTATTTGAAGAATGATTTCCCGCTCATTCTACAGTACACGGTCGCGAACCTCGGACTCGTGAAACTTGTATTAGCGCCTATGAAGAAATCTGCATCGTAAATAATTACTCAGGAATATATAGATATGGGTAAGAATACGAAATCTAGATCTAAGAAACTATTTGGCCAATCATACAGGGATTATAAGATGAGAAGATCCACTATGAAGGCTAAGGCGAGATCTCGTATGCCAATTGCTTTTTTGCCGACTGTACATGAGTCAAAGCTGCTCGGAAAAACAAAGAAAATAACCAAGGGTGAGAGAAGGGGTCAAAGGCCAGACACCTATTTGATGGAAGTAAGAGTACTTCTTGAAGTTTTAATAAAAGATAATGAAAGATTTAACAAAGAAAAGTTGAATAGGCATATTCTTATTGCTGATTCAATTAAGGATGATATTAAAGATATATTATCAACTATGGATAGAGATATTGATGAAGAAGATTCGTTTGAATTTGTAGAACAACTTATTATTCTTATTGAAGAGATGATTGATGATTATAATAGTAATAATGAAGGGTTGAGAGATGAAATGTATTTATTGGCAAAAAATATTAAAAAAGCCATTGTAAGAGCTAATAAAATGTATAAGGGCATGAAAAATGATGAAGCCTTAGATGGTCTTCTAGGAAGATTTTCATTAATGGGTGTAAAGTCTTAGGGTTGATAAGAGTGATTGCTTAAGAAAGAGTTTCCTCTACCTGTAGAATGAGTTCCCAGTCCATCTTTGATATACTCAACTTGTATATATCAAAGAAGCCTACCATACAGTCGCCTGTATTCTATTCCTGTGAACTTGCCGAAAAAAACTGGGTCTGTAAAGAGGGTCTCGGATCTAACAAGGCCTTCAACTTTATGGTTCCTGAGAGCTCTGTAAAATCAACTCTACAAGGGCGTTTGGCCACCATACCTATTGTGATAAAGTGACCTTACATCTTCTTATCTACGTGGGGCGTATAGAGTACATCTGCTGGAACCAATCCTTGGTGCAGCAAATGGATTCCAGTGGTCTTATTGAACTTGGCACAATCCTTGTTCCAGACCTTTATTACATAGAAGCCTACGCGGTGGCTCCCGTTTGGCCCCGTGATAATCTTCGGGCTAATGCTGACTCCTGTAATCTGATCCTCTGGATTTAACGTAGCTAGACCGCTCATAGCGCCTATAATGTAGGCCTTATAAAACTCTGGACCCTGTTCGGCGTTCCCTCGAATACTGTAGCTGCCTCCCCGAATATTTTGGTGATTTTCCCAGAGAGGTGGAATAGGATTCCGCATACAGAAGAACATGCCCCGCTTAATCTTATCACCCAGCTCCTGGAATACTGCAAGAGCATTCGCCAAGGTATTAAAGGTTGCGATTGGCTGAAAGGTATCGAGGGTCCACCGCTTTTCTCTTGGTGCATGAAAATACAATGTCCATGCACCAGGAAGGGTGGATTCAAGGCTCACACTCATTGTGAGAGTTATGATATATTATGGCTACTCAATTTTAAGTGGTTCCGCAGCATCCGTAACAGCATCCGCAACAGTGTCCGTAACAGCGTCCGTAGCAGTGTCTGTAACAGTGTCCGTAGCAGCGTCCGTAGCAGCATCCGTAACAGCGTCCGTAGCAGCGTCCACAGGCTCTATTGCTGTTTCCTCAACTTCCGTCGGCGGTACATTCACCTTCTCAAGAATAGCCTCCCCAATATCAAGATCATTATAGATACTAAAATCGTGAGATAAACCATCGCATGATATGACGCGAACCACGAAGTCACATTCGCGGGTAAGAATAACATGTGAATCAATCATCCACGCATTCACAATCTGAGATACACTTGGAAACCCATTATCAGAGTATACCGTGATCCCCTCAATGAAGTCTGTGAGATCAAAGGTTACAATACCGTCGCGGAGAATCTCAAGACTCAAAATGGGAAGAGTCTTTTTGGAGCCCGTACCCGTGACAAACTGCTTCTTATCTGCATTATAATAGAAATCAACAATGGCACCGGATGAGGCGTGTACATTAACGGCTTGCTCTTGAAAGGCAGTGCTGTATCCTTCTAGAAAGATATAGTTACGATCCTTAAAGGCGGATTCAACCGCACGAAAGATCTTTCCAAGAACGGTGGCCGTCGTATAAAAGAGATCACCTGAGGCAATATAGAGTCGAAGAAGAAGCAGGTTAACTGGACGAAAATCCATTCTATATCAAGAATGTCATTCTACCTTAGGCTGGGAAGTAAGATGCTCCGTAGTTCGAGAAGCCTGTAACAGTGGTTGACGGTTTGGGGCAGTTATTCATCGCTGTGCATCTGCATTGATCTATGCTAGTAAAGTTCTTCTCCCATTCCTTTTCACAGGCAATACATTTATCACGAGAATCAGTGCTCGGTGGGGTATTAGTACTGCCAGCAGTGTTTGTAGCAAGAGATCCTAGGCATACTGCATGAACCTTTAGTACACGAATCGCCGTATCTCTGCAATTTGGATTGGTGTCTTTAGCGCACTGAGTATTTGCTTCACTACAGTGTTCGGCCAGTGCAGCACTCGGAGCATTACCTCCACATAAATATGCATACTCTCCCTTGATGACGGTACTGTTAACAGCGCCCGTCAGTTGTTGTACCATAACTCCAGCCTCAGTATTAGCAGGAGGTACTATACCAGATCCTGCAGTCGCCGCGATGGCCGCCGCTCCATCAGACTTTCCAGCACTTTTATTCTGATTAAATAATCTCATCCACCAGTCGCTAGCTGATTCACCCGCCTTCGACCCAAACTTATTTACATCATCTACAAACTCTTTGCCTTCATCATAAAGGTAGTCGACAGTGTTATAAACTGAATCAAATCCACGTTTTGCAGTATCTACCGTGCCTGTGTATACACCCTTAATCTTATTCCCCGCACCAATGACATATTCATTCTTACTTGCGGTAGTTAAGAAGGTAACTAATAAAAAGATTCCTGGGATTAGGGTAAAGACCCAGGCGACCGTAATATAGTTAGATCTACAAAGATACAAAGTCATGAAGGTTATTAAAACACCGGCGATTGCGTGTACCGGGATTAGAGAATTCGCCTTATTATAAATATCGAGAGCAATCAAAGCTACAAAAATAGCTACGTTTGCCGCAACGGGCTCATAGAAACTCATGTTCATACTCACGGAGCGTCTGCTGTTCGCGCGAATATTCCCATTGGATTGATTCATTCTATCGTATGTCTAAGTTTTTAACTCAGCGTCGGGCAAGAATACGCTGCTTTGCCTCATTCCAGACACCAAAGGGCTCCTCATTTAGCTCACCATCTTCGTCTGTGGTAAAGACATTATTGTCAGAATCACGGTAATAGGTTGCACCCTTATACTCGAACTCCTGTAGTTCAACTGCCTCCTCATCGGGGACCTCTGCAACCATTTCCTCCTCCATAACAATCGAGGAGGCATCGTCTACATTCAGTTCTACCTCTGCCTCTGTAGTCACTACAGTGTCGAGAGGATCAGTATTCACGTGTACAACCTTCTCAGTGTTTACTACAGGTACAGGAGCAGGCGCAGGTACAGGTGCAGGTGCTACAGCTGTATCTGGGACCGGCACATGAAGAGGTGCAACAGGAACCGGGGCATTCTGCTTACGAAAGACCTCTAGCCCAACCATTGGTGATGTGGGCAATAGTTCCTGCCGGGAAGAGTCATTAAGCCGCTTTTCAAGTGCCTGGATCCGAGCGAGAAGCTCACCGATAAGTGGGCTCTCGGGCTGACGCATTTGCGATGCCAGAAGCTGATTTACGATACGGAAACGCTCATGGATACTCTGCTCAAGGCTGCTGAGAAGCTCGTGGATCGTTGCTGCAGACATTTCTATGCGACCCTGCCGGAGATTCGAGGGGTCAATTTTGACTTTAGCGGCTAGAAATCTGAATACTCATTACGGAATCAAGAGTAGACTCCCTCTCCTTCAGAGGTTTCTTACGCTGCAGACGCAGACCCTCTTCTTTCTTCTCAACCGGGGGTCCCGTAATCGTATTCTTCATGCTTGTATCAAAAAAGTCAATGGGCTTTGTATCAATAGATCCAAGAATACTGACCATGGGTGGCATGTGCAGATCAACTCGCACACGACCCTCTTGTACAGTTGCTCGGAAGACTTCAATCGACATCGGACCCCCAAAGATTTTCAGAGATTCTCTGGCCGCCGCAGGAAAGATGTGACGAGCACCCTCCTTATCATAGACGCGCTGTAGAAGAGCCATGCGCTCCCAGCGAACGTGAGGATCAATACTCTCTCCTAGAAGATAGGCCATGGCACATTGCGGGCAACAAAAGTTGCCGTAGACCGTATAAACGCCCGCGATCTCTCGCTCAGGAATCACCACCGGCTGAGTTGAAAAGGGGTGAACACACCAGAAACACGCAATATCAGAACTCTCGGGAAGCCGTTTCTTCTCTGAAGATTCCTTAAACTGAACCATGAGATTGGCGCGAGTAAAGCACGGAAGCGCGGCAGTGGTTTCCTGCCTTGCAACAATAGGCGCGGGTTGATCCGCAACAGTTTCCTGACCGGATACAAAGGCTCCATCGTAGGTGTCGAAGGGTTCTGGTTCGGGCTGCTCGAACTTCACGTTTGGAGCAATCTGTAGATGGGCAATCAGAGGACGTCTAGGCTCTGTTGCAAAGGATCCTTCAATCCCGTCGGGAGTCACAACAGCCACAACCTTCGGTACTTTCTTTTGACGGGGTGGCATTTCCTATATAGATGTCGAGCGCGGATATTTAAGCCTTTTCTTACGGGCAAGGTCTAAACATTTCAATGTAAGCATAGGCAATGGAGGGCCTGGGTCTTCCCAGACGTATAGAGCGTATTTTACAAACAATGGTGACACATCCTTCCAGTCGATCCCATCTCCTTATGATTGGTCCTCCTGGATCAGGAAAGACAACCTCTGCAAAGTTCTTTGTAAAGGCCATCTATAACTCCGAGGGTTCCCTCTTTGGCCGGGCCCTCTTTCTAAACTCCAGTGACGAGCGGGGTCTAGAAGCCGTTCGTAGCCGCGTCTATCCCTTTGTCAAATCAAGCTTCGGAGCCCTCTTTTCATCCACAGGACCCAAGATCATTGTCTTTGACGAGGCCGAGACGCTTACAGACCAGGCACAGATTGCCTTAAGACCCCTCTTAGACATGGATCCCGAGAAGGTTCTTATCATCTTCTTATGCAACTCCATTTCTCGTATTCATCCGTCGATTCTTCATAAATTCATGACGATTCCCTTCGAGGCGCCGAAGATTTCGGAGTTTCAGTTCCGTATGCAGAAGATTCTAACCACGGGATCAAAGATGAATACTCTCGATATTCAGTTTCGCCGCGGAGATATTCGATTCTTTCTTCTGAATCCGACGCGATCCCAGGACTGCGCCCTTCTATGGAATGAGTGCTTTACTGTGCATAGTACCCAGCTTCTCGGAGTCTTCAATCAGGCACTTCTACGGTGGACCTTTCCAGATCTTGCCATATTTTGCCTCTTTATCGCAAATATTACGGGGGTCTTGACTCTAGCCTCCGTAAATCATATGCTCCGTATAAGTGATACGGATTTTGTGAAACAATGTGCCTCTCTAAGGGGGCCCTTACTCGTCGATTGGTTCAAAAGGAATGTACGGGCTAGATTGGACACATATCCTTTCAATAAAATTACACCAGGGGCTTAAAATAATATGGCTACAAGAATGGCTCTCACCTTCACGCCCCTCCGCATTTCAACTCTGGTTACGACGGGTCATCTTGGAACGACTCTGAATCTGACTAAACTCTTTGACACGATTGGCAAGCACCTCATTCCTATTGGGTATCCTACAGAGGGTATTCTAAAGATGGAGCACGAGGGAAAGGTCATCGGGCACTCGGCTCGTGACATCCTCACGAAGCGTCGAGTCAGCGCGAAGACCTTCTTTAATCAGAGCACTCTGGTGATTCGTAAGCTGCGCGATGCGAATGAATATAAGGAGGTCAATCTCAAACTCTTCGCAAACGGAGGCTTTCAGATGACCGGTGTTACCAATGAGGCCTTCTCTCGCGATGTTCTGGACTGGATTATTAAGAAGCTGGTGCCGCTCGCCATCTCTGAGAAGCCGCTCGTAGTTGCGAAGTTTGCCATTCAGCTTCTGAATTCCGATTATAAGGTGAGCGCTCCGATCAAGCGCGCTGAACTCCATCGTATTCTCTGTGAGGAGTATCGGCTCTCTAGCACTCTTGAGACAACGATCTATCAGGGCGTGAATACCAAGTATTATTATAACGAGGCAAATCCGTCGAGTGGCATATGTATGTGCCCGCGCTTCTGTACGGGACAGGGTGATGGACTCAGTGTGGGTGCGTGTAAGCGTATTACCATAGCTGCCTTTCAGACGGGGAGTATCATTGTTACGGGGGCTCGGAATCAGAAGCAGCTGGATGAGGCCTATGCCTTTACGAATGAGGTGTTAACAAAGCATGCGCGCAGTGTTACGAAGATCTCTGATCCGAAGGCTACCGTATAAAATTCGCACAGCACGCTACGAATCGCGTTCAAACACCGAACCACTCTTTCCAAAACCCTCGCAGAGTTTAGCAATGTCAGCCCCCGGTCCTTCCCCCGCCACATCTCAGGCCCTTGTTCCCGGCGCTTCCTCGGGAGGGGCTACCCCTCTTCCCTCAGCCCAGGTCCTTCTTCAGGCGGCCAAGCTTGCGATCGAACAGGATAAGCCGATGATGCTTGATTATTTCGTTGGAACTGCCTCCGGCAAGGCCTTCATGGGTGAGGATCAGGAGACGAAGGAGAAGATGCTGATCCGCTCGAACGAGGAGTTTACGTCCCTCGTGCAGAAGATTTACAAGGTTGCCGAGGATTATATCGTTCTTACGGAGAACTCCCTCTATATCGTGTCGGGTAAGATTCAGAAGCGCCGTATCCAGGCCTCCGTGCTCCGCGGCTTTTAAACGCCACCCTCTATAGAAATGGCTAGATCTCGTTCTCAACCTCGCTCAAGAACCAGACGCCACCGCGGCGGCGATCACATGCTATCTCCTGCCTCTGTAAATGACACAAGCATGGTAGACCCCTCAAAGCTCAGCTCGGCCCAGGGTATGGACTATATGCGCATCCACCAGGGACAGCACGGAGGTTCCTCCCTAGCCGCCTCGGCCCCCGTGGGTGACCAGGGACTTCTTGATTCATCTCTTCGTGCCACTGCTAGAGTCGACGGACTCGACGCCTCTCTCGCCGCGGCGAGTGGAATGAAGGACCAGTCTGGAGGCCGCCGCAAGAGGCGCTCCCTGATGAAGATGTTAAAGAACTCGTATCGTTCTACTAAGAAGGCATTCTCCCTGAATAAGCTTTTTAAGGGAAATAAGTCATTTAAAAAGATGATGAGAAACTCGTATCGTTCAACCAAGAAGACACTCTCCTTGAAGAAGCTTTTCAAGGGGCGAAAGTCTCTCGGAAAGATGGTTCGTAATACCTATCGCTCGACAAAGAAGGCACTGTCCTTAAAGGGGTTAAAGAAGATGATGCGCATGCGCGGCGGTGCCGGTTATCAGTACGCCAATCACGCGGATTACTCATCGCCAGGCACTCTTCTTCCTCCGAGCATGGAGGCGAAGGCCCTCACGGGGATGAATCCCGAGTGGGGCCTTGATATAAGATCCTTTATGCCAAAGATGTAAGGTTCATTAAAAGATCACGTTTTTCAAGAAGCGCAGCCCGTTCGCTCGCTGTAGTAGTCACATTTACGAGAATATGAAGAGCACCATGCCCTCCATCTTTTCGTGGAAGCCCCTTGCCTTCCATAACAATGACCTCCCCATTCTGAACGCCCGGTTCTAAAACGATCTCGAGCGTTTCATAACCAGGATGTCCTTTGAAGGTTTCAGAGTAGCCCATCAGGCTTTGGAATAGGGTGATTCCGACCTTAATCGCCAGAGTGTCCCCTGTTAACCTATAGAGTCTTCCCTCCGAATCGGCGTCCTGGAGTTTTATCTGGACATCTCCTGCCTCTACGAAGCCCGGGCTGTCCGAGCACTCGCCAGGAAAGACAAGCATATCTCCTGGGCGCATTCCGGGTACGATCTTTGCAAATAGAATGCGTTCCTGGTTTTTGAACTTCGTGCCCTTACAGTCTCCACACACTCCGGCCGCCCTTTTTCCTTGTCCGCTGCATTCTGGGCAGGGGCCACGCATCACGGCCTGCATTCCACCGCCCATACTGACCACCGTTTGCCTTGCGCCAGACCCCCCACATCCATTACAGGATTCGTATCGTTCAGTGCCCTCGCCCTTGCAGGTTTTGCAGAACTGTTGTCTTTCGAACTGGAGCTTGATCTCGCGACCCTTATAGAAGTCGTGGAGGCTGAGGGAGATTTCATGTACCTTTGGATTACCCTTTTGTGCCTTTCGACCCTGCTGTTGTGCGAACATGTTTCCGAAGAGATTGCTCATATCGAAGGGGAACTGCATGCCGGGCATGCCTCCTGGGAAGCCTGGATGTGCTTCCTGCATCTCCGTATCCGATCCTGTCAGGTCGTAGTGGGTCTTCCGTTTTTCATCGGATAAAACCTCATAGGCGTGTTGAATCTCCTTGAACTTCTCTGGATCGCCACCCTTGTCAGGATGATGTGTTAGGGAGGCCTTTCGATAGGCTTTTTTAATCTCTGCTGAATCAGCACCGCGGTTTATACCGAGTTGCTCATAGAGCGACATCTATATCTTTGGCATGATCAACGTTTAGATCGGCGTTGCTGGCTGAAGTTATATGTTTCCGAGAATCGCGATAAGGAGAATGGCGGTTACGAGGGTTCCCGCTATAATGATCTCCTTGCAGCCCTTTGGCTCGGGCTTTGACTCTGGCTTTGACTCTGGCTT